ATTTCGCCACCTAGTAAAGTTAAAAAACTAGGCATTATAACAGATATTATCACAGGTGTTTACAGTCAAGATGCTGGCACTATTAGTTTAGAAGGGTTTAATCCTCCTACTACATCGGATCAGGGTGTTGCAAGTGGTGTTACTGTATTACCAGATGGTACTGTTGTTAATGCAGGAAATGTTGGTATTACATCTACCTCAAGTGTAAGTAACACAGGATTAGATTTAAGCAATCCACTAGTTGTAAGTTATAGAGATTTTGATATTATAATTAATGACGACGAAGCCAAACTAGCTAAAAATAAAAAACTTCGATTAGGCGATATTAGTTGGTTAAATATTTTAGAAGCAGAGCTGCCGTCAAAATATCAACCCAACATAAGTCAAATAAGATTGCGCAGAGCAGAACTTAGTGGTGAAATAATTGGAACGTTTAATATCCCAAGCAATGATACTCATACAATGATTATCGATTGGGACGAGGACACATTGCCGGCTAACACTATTATAACAGGACCGTCTAAGACGGATGGAACTATTGATTATATTATTAATCCTATAACTTATAATCCTCAGACAGTAAAAACACCTGGTGTTAGATTATTATTATTAGGACCAATAGGTTATAAAGTTGAACGTAGTTTTAAAGCTACTACCAGTAGTAATAGAATAGATACTGATATAGACTTTACTATTACTACTAGCGAGTTGGCCGATAGAGCAGGAGATGAACGTGTTACAAGTTTTGAAGTATTTGTAAACGGAACACCAGTAGCAGCAACAAAGTCAAACATTGATGATAAGTTTATTATAAATCTAACTACAGCATACAGCATCGACGACAATATCTCGTATGTGCTCAATCTAAACGAAAAAGGTCCTGATGCTTGGAAAAATGCAGATAATACAGACTTTTCAGCTGATGCAAATGATATAGTTGAATGGGATGGATCTAAATGGGTTACTATTTGGAACTCTAGCAATGACAATGAAACTACATACGTTACTAATGTAACTACTGGGCAGCAGTTTTATTGGAACGGATATTATTGGCAAAGTGCAGTTGATGGTTATTATCCACGAGGAACTTGGACTATTACACTTTAAAATAAGTAGTTGTATGAACAAGATAATTTGCAGTGGTGCTTTATTTTATAGCCTTAAAACAAAACGATTTCTTTTTTTACATCGCACCAAAGGAAAAACAAAAAACCTTTGGGGATTAGTTGGTGGAACAAACGAAGGCATTGAAACACCTTGGGAAGGATTGCAAAGAGAAATAACTGAAGAAATAGGCAATCTTCCAAATATTAAAAAAACAATACCTTTAGAAACATTTATAAGCAGCGATAATCATTTTAGTTTTCACACATATCTTTGTGTAGTTGATAATGAATTTATTCCAGAATTAAATAATGAGCATGATGGCTACGCTTGGGTAACATTTGGAAAATGGCCAAAACCTTTACATCACGGGTTGAGTAATACACTACGAAGTAAAACCAATCAAAAGAAACTAGATACAGTTATACGGTTGGTAGATATAATATCTCAAACTGATTCTTAAGCCATTCAAAATCATTAATTTTTACTAGTTCATCTGGATTGTCTGCATTCATTTCGCCAAATGCTTTACCTGCTTTTGCTCCAGCAATAGCTGCTTTTCCAAAAGGTTTATCATCTCCTCTTGAGCACCATGCATCTAATCTAAAATCAGTTTCGTCATCTTTTTGTCTAGCAATAGTACGACTAGCAAGTTTACAACATTCTCTAAATCCACTACGCCATGCACTAAATGCATCTGTATTAAATGCTGTTGTATTACTCATTTTATCTACACCTTTAAACTTATCACTAATACTAGTAGTCATATCAGTTGTAGTTTCGTCAAGGTTTCTTGTTAATCGAGTGGGCAGAAGTTTGACGCCACCATACCCATACACTAGCCCGTTTACTGGATTATGACTTCTCCACACATGCACAGTATCTTTGCCGTCGATATCGTATGCAGGCACATAGTAATCAAACTCAAAGTCGTCTATTATTTCAGCATCGCCGTCAACAACCCAAAACATTTCTGTTTCAACTAACTCAGCAGCACGTTTATGAGCTGCATGAATTCCTTTGATATCCATTACTCGTTTTGCTCTTGGATACTTTTCTTTTAGTTCATAGTAGTTGTCGTCGGCATTTGGTTCGCCATTACTAATAAACACAATATCATACGGCTTTGGCATACTACCAACTTCGTCGTATTCTTTTTTGTTAACAAAAAATCTATAATCAATTTCTCGTTGACTAATATTCAACTGTTTACTAACTAATGCAATACCGTCATAAAACTCGCTATTTTTCCAAACATGATTTATTCTACGTTCATATTGATTATGATGACTGATATAAAAATTCCAGTTAAAATCTTCATTAGGTAAAAACGAATCGTTTACAATCCAAAACATGTCTGTGTTACAGTTTTCTTTTGCTTCTAAATAATCTTGATAATCGTTTACTGTATATGTTGGATATTGTTTTGGTGTACTTGCTACAACATCATATTCTTTCTTTTTTATAAGAAAGCGGTGTTCAATTTCTTTTTCACTTACTAATACATTTTTACTGTATAATACAATACCATCGTAGTTGTCGCCATTTAAAAATACGTGATTGATATTTCTATCAAATGTATTTTGATGACTAAAGTATAAACTAAAATCAAAATCTTTGTTTACATCAACGTCAGTAGGCACACCCCAAAACATTTCAGTGTCGGAGTTGTACAATGCATTTGTATAATCGTCATAGTTGTCAACTGTAAACTTTTTATATTTTTTTGGTTTACTTGCTACAACTGCATGTTCTTTTTTATTAACATAAAATCTATGATCAAATTCTTTTTCAGATATAAGATCTATAGTATTTAATAATGCAATACCATCATAATCAACACCATTTAAAAACACATGATTTGTTGATCGGTCAAAAGAATCTTGATTGTGGAAATAGTTGTCCCATTCAAAATCACTCAACGGATCTACGTCAAATGGGATTAGCCACATCATATCACTGCCGCAACTATGAAATGCACTCTTGTATTGCTCATAGTTTTCAACTATAAACTTTTCATAATCTTTTGGACCACTTGCTATAATGTCATGGTCAATTTTATGTTTTAGTTCTTTGTGTTCTATTTCTTCTTTGCTTACCAATGCTTGCTTACTAAACAAAAATACACCATCGTACTTGTTTCCGTTCAGCCAAGCATGATTAGATTTTTTTTCACTACTATGATGACTAATATAATAATCAAACTCAAACTTTTCGTCAATAACAATGTTGTCTGAATATCCCCAGAACATATCAGTTGTCGAAACTTCATTTGCGTACTTGTAATCTTCATAGTTGTTAATAACAAACTTATCATAGCATCGTGGATTACTTGCTAAAATTCTTACTTCTTTTTTATTAATAAAAAATCTATGTTTTATTTCTTTGTCTGTTAGCTCGCAGGATTTTGGACAAAGTACAATGCCATCTAGTGTGTCTATATCGCCATTGCCAAACACATGTGGAATATTAAAACTCCACTCGTCTGGCTTGTAGCTAAACTTAAATGTATCTCTTACTTCAGTATCATCGTACACTATCCAAAACATATCAGTAAAACTATTTTGTTTAGCTGTGTTTATGGAGTCAACTACCTGTACATCAAACCCTCTAGTTTCAAGATTCTTTAAAACTTTTGTATCTTCGCCAATGTAAAAAATATCAAACTTGTCTTTTCCTTTGTAAGGATCATAGTGTCCGCAAATATAAGCATGTTGATTTACAGTATATTCACCTTTTTTAGTCGGAACTAATCTAACTCTATTCCAGTCTTTGACTTTTCGGCTATTTTCAAATACATAAGGAAACGCATGTATACGAACTTCATCCTCAGCTTTTGGTTTAAAGAACCAAGGAAATGAACTATATGTTTCAATACTTTCGTCAACAACCCACACATAATCAGAATCGCAATCTAACTTCCAAACTTGTTCCAAATCTTCATAGTCGCTGGTTTTTACAACTGGATATTTTTCAAAAATATGATTCTTTAAAAAATCCTGTCCATTATGCACTGGTGTTCCAAATCTTTCAAATCTATCAATAGCTCTCATAGTATATTTGCCTTTATTCCAAAATGTGCAAGTTTGATACTTGCATCTATCCATACTTCATAACCGTGATGCATTGCTTGATTACAAAAGTATATATCCTCTCCGCTGAAAGTATCTAGTCGTTTGTTGTATTCGTGATCAAACCATGGCTTGGGTAGATCATTGTACACACTTGTTTTTGTAAGCATACATCCCATACCAACTGCCCATACTTTGTGCAATCCAAAACTAGCATCTAATCTAGTGTCAGTATTTTCACAATCAAGAAATGCTACTGTACGATACGGTGCATACCTAGTACTGTATTGACCTGCTACAATGTCTTTGTTGTGTGACAACAGAGTTTCAAAAACAGATGGCGGAAAATGCATATCGCTATCAAGCCATAAAATATGTGTAGCATTATTTTCTAATGCTTCTTTTACTAGTGCAGTTCGACTTTCAACAATCACACTACCACAAACAATATGCAGATCAAAATCAACATTTTGTTTTGTTAATCTATTTGTTAAATGACAAAGACTGCGAGCAAACACTGTATTTACTTGATCACGTGCAGGAACACAAATACTTAGTTTCATATTACAACATAGTTGATGGCATAGTTTCTTCGTTTAAATCTTTTTCGGCTGATACAGTGTATTCGTTCCATGTTCTTGCAGCACTTGTTGCAATCTTAACAGCTTCTTTAAAATCTTCTTTTGACAAACTAGCCATAGCCAGCATACTTTCAGGCTGTACTTTACCTAGTGTAAGTAAATCTGCACCTGCGGCTCTTCCTAACTTTTGAATCCAATGCAATCTATCATCATCATTTGGAATAACCATATCATCGATTGCAGCAAAAACTTTTTCGTGCAAATCTCCGTCAAGGTTAAGTGCTGTTGCTGCTTCTTTTTTACGTTCTTTGGTATATTCTTGTGCTAAGTCTACATTTAATACTTCGTATAATGTTTTCATTTTTTTTCCTTTTAACCTGGTATTGGGAAATAGTAGCCACCAAAACTAGAACTCATGCTAATAGTACTGCCTTGACTAATACCAATATAAACACCTAGTGTACCAATAGCAATAGTACTGTTGCCCGCACTAAAGTAGTTGCGGATTTGAGACATTGTTATTGTCGAGCCTGTTGCTGGTAATGCCATATTACTTCCTATTTCTCTCTATTAATATAACACATTATTTAAGCAGTGTCAAGTAAAGATAGCCACGCTTGTGGCTATCCTTTATATTATTTATCTAGTAGTTTTTCTACCATTGCACGGAGTTCTGCAATCTCTGCTGCTTGAGTATCAATCTGTGCTTGTTGCTCTTTGATTGCTTCGATTAACACAGGAGCAATACGTTCATACTTAACAGTTAAGTAATCTTCACCGCTTTTACTGTTGCCTTCGTCGTCTAAGTCAAATGGTGCAGGAGCAACTGCTTCTGGCAACACTGCTTGAACTTCTTGTGCAAGTAAACCAACTTCGCGCTTTTCTGTATCAACGTCAAGTCCCCATTTGTGACCTTCGTCTGTCCAGTTATAAAGCACACCATTCAATTCTTTGACTTTGTTAAGTGCATTTGGAATGTTTTCAATGTTGGTTTTAAGTCTAGCATCTGATGAGTACGCTGTAACTTCGCCTGGGAATAGTGTATTACCACTACCGTTTAAAATAGTTGCAGTTCTAGTTAGTGAAGTAAACACACCCGTATACTGTCTATGATAGTGTGGTTCTGTACCATCGTCTCCTGTTGCTATTTCTAAATAACCTGCGTTTGATCCAGTAGCAGCACCACCAAATCTCCACTGGTCGTTGTCACCCATTGTACCTTGTGTACCACGGAATGCTGTACCACTGTTTGAGAATACCTGTGTTGCAGTTGATTGATGAGCACCATTTGTTCTTAAGAACCCTGTGCTATCAATACCATCTAGTGTGTTGGCATTGTCAGCACTAATACCAGTTAGGCCCGCACCATTACCTGTGAATGCATTAGCAGTAATGTTGCCTGTGATGTTAATAGTACCTGCGCCACTTAGTGTGCCACTGAAGCTATCGTTTGCATTGCTACGTATAAAGGCACCGCTTGTTAGGCCATCAAGTAGATCAGCATCAAGTCCACTACCAGCACCGTCGTTGCCACTGTGCCAGACAGTATAGTCGGTTGATCCATTTTGGAATATTAATCCACTTGTGCCGCCATCTATTTCGAGTGCAGTATTAGCACCTTCGTTTTTGATGTATATACTATCGTCACTGTCTCTATACTGCATGTAAGCACGTCTAGTGGTCGATTGATACCAACTAATATAAGGATTACCAGTAGCAGAGGTATCTTGCAAGCGAATCATTTCATCACCAGCGTGTGACATTGTTAGCAAGCCACCCATTGTATCAGCAACATTACTACGTAAGAAGTTTGCACTATCGATACCGTCTAGCGTATCAGCATTAACATTTGTTAAGCCACTACCATTACCAGTAAATGTACTTGTACCAATGTTGATGTTGCCAAATGTTGTTGTTATTTCACCTGCACCAAGTGCGCCAGTACCAGTCAAGTTACTGTATGTACCAGTAACTCTTGCGTTTGGAACAGTTCCTGTAGCTAAGTTACTTGCACTCAAGTTTTGAATGCCGCCACCGCTTGCTGTATTAAGTGATCCAGCATATATTGCTCCAACAACACCTAGGCCGCCGCCGACTCTAACTGCACCAGTTGTTGTGTTTGTTGCGCCGCTAGTATTAGTAAATGTCTTAACACCAGCCATACTTTGATTGCCGCCGAGTCTGCTACCACTTACAGTACCACTACTCAAGTTACTTGCATTTAGTGTTGTTAATCCACTACCATTACCAGTAAATGTGCTTGTACCAATATTAATATTACCAAAACCACTAGTAATACTACCACTGTTTAGAGCGCCTGTTCCTGTGATTTGTGCTTGGTGTTGTGTAATGCTCGAAGCAGCAATACGTGCATCTGCTACAGTACCACTACTCAAGTTACTTGCATTTAGTGTTGTTAAACCGCTACCATTACCTGAGAATATGCCGCCGATATTAATATTTCCAAATCCATTAGTAATACTACCTGCATTTAGAATACCAACACCAGTAATACTCAACTGGTGCTGTGTTACGCCAGATACTGCAATACGTGCATCCGGTATAGTACCACTAGTTAGGAAAGCAGCACTCATATCACCAATAAAGTTATCTGCACGTATATCTTTGTTTACATACAACCCGCCTGTGATTTTAACTGCTGCACTGCCACCTGCAAATGTTGCACCGGTTGCATTTGTACCATCAGTAAATGTTACTAGATTGTTTGAAGCTAGTGTAGTAAATGCACCACTACTTGGAGTTATGTTACCAATCGGAGTATTGTTAATAGCACTAACAAACAAATCACCATCAATATACATATCAGTATTTGTACGTAAATCCATACGTACAACCATTTCGCCTAAAGCACCTGCTAAATCTGCTGCTGCTTTAGTTTCACCAACTACAATCTCAGTTGCTGCTTGAGCAAATGCTAGTGTTGTAGCATTATCTTTGAGTAAGTTAAATGTACCTGTTTCATCTGTATCAAGCGTTGTACCATTTACAAACAAGTTGCCTGATAAGTTAACATTTGTATTTCTAATGTTAAAGTTGCCTGATGTAGCACCTGCTGTAACTGTTGTTGCTGCTCCGCCTACATTAAGTGTAGTTGCAGTTGCGTTGATTAGGTTAAAAGTTGCTGCGTTTGTAGTTATATCTCCACCATCAACATTAACATCTAGGTCTACATCTAAGTTGTTGTGTATAGTTGTAGTACCTGTTGCTGCGCCTATCTCAACACTAGTAGCGTCACCGCCCATGTTTATTGATGTTGCAGTTGTGTCAAACAGTGCCATTGTAGCACTTGCAGCATTAATACCAGTAGTAAAACTTGGCGATGTAGCAAATGTTGCTGCGCCAGATCCTGTTTCGTCACTTAGTACACCACGCAGTTGCGCACTTGTAGTTGCTGCAAACTGACTTAATGGATTTCCTGTAATAGCAAGTGTACCGCTTGTTGGCAATGTTACACTGGTGTTTCCAGTTGTTGTTAATCCTAATGTATGAGCACCAGTATGTGTAAAGTTGCCGCCAATAGTAATAGTACTGCCGCCGTTGTTTACACCAGTGCCGCCGTAAGTACTGTTGATAACACTACCTTGCCATACACCTGTTCCTATAGTTCCTAATGTTTGTAAACTACTGTTGACAACTGCGCTGCCGAGTGTTGTACTGTTAAGAACACTTGCATCGTTGATGTAATATGCTTTACCACTTGCTAGGTTAAAGTCTTCACTCGAATCCCAACTTGTATTTGCATTATCCCAAGTTAGTGTTGCGTTAGCACCATCAACTGTAATACCAGCACCGTTTGCTGCTGCACCACTTGCTGCACCACTTGCTACAACAATGTTAAGATCGTCTACAGTTAGTGTTGTACTGTTAATAGTTGTAGTATCGCCATTAACTGTTAGATCACCTGTAACAACAAGATCGTGTCCAATAGTAGTTGTTCCGCCACCGTCACCACCTGTACCAATATTAACTGTTGTTGCTGCTGCGCCTACATTCAATGTTGTTGGTGTTGCAAATGCATTAAATGTTGTTTCAGTAGAATCTAAGTCTCCACCATTAATATCAACATCGTGTGCAAAGGTGGTTTTACCTGTAGCTGCACCTACATTGATTGCTGTTGCATCGCCGCCCATGTTAATAGTTGTAGCAGTATCATTTAGTAGAGCAACAGTTGTTTCACTTGTGCTTAATGTAGCGTCAACTTCAACTTCACCAGTGAATGTTGCTTTACCACTTGTATCAATAGTTAAACGAGTTTGAACTGTGTGTTCAATGTCACTTGATGTTGAAACTTCACCAGTTTTAATGATTACATCGCCGCCGGTTGCATTACCTGTTCCGGAACCGCCTTCAATAGTAATGGCTCCGCCTGCAACATTGTTTCCAATACCGCTTGTACCTTTGATTGTAGAACTAGTTGGTGTTTCACTTGCTTCGGCATTGCCAAATACAACAGTACTATTTCTAATAATCATGTTATTACCAATGTTTATTGTACCTTGTACAACGTCCAATGGATCAGATGTAACATTTAAATCTGTTCTAATAGTAAACGAAGTTGCGTTTTCAGTTGCACCAATAACTGGCCAACTACCATCTAAGTTTGTTACTGCACTACTTGCAATATTAATAGTATCGCCAACTAGTACACCTAATGTTTTAGGAGTATAAGTAAATGATAGTGTAGTTGAGTTTGTAATAGTACCTGTTGTTTCTGTACTTAAATATATGTACTCATCAGTAACACCACTAACTGTTGTGTTTGATGGAATACTGCCACTACCAGTAACCAACATACCTGCTAAGATAGTTGATGTATCACTCATCGGAACTTCTTTTTCGCCGTTGGCTGTAACTCCATTTGTATTTACAGTAACACTTCCAAGGTTAACTACTACATCCTGTGAAATAGTTGCTTCATAACCGTCAACAAATGTTAACAAGTTACGTGTTGAAGTTGCATTACCTATTTTAATATTAGTAGCAGCGCCGCCTATTTCTAAGCTAGTAACGTTTGCATTGTAAACACTACCACTACCAATACTCGATGAGTTAAGCGAAGCGTTACCAACGTCAAGTCCTTCTGATAGATCAAGTGCTGTACCCCATTCCGGTGTTACACCATTTGATTTTAAGAAACTGTTGTTTCTACCAATGTTGAGCGTGTTTAAACTACCTGTGGTTTGTGCATATATCATGTCGCCAATTGCGTATGTGCTAATGTTTGTACCACCTCTTGCAACTGGAACAAGACTTGTTAAGTTAGCAGGATTTAGGAAATATGCACTATCAAGTCCATCTAGCGTACCTGCATCAACTACACCGTCTTTGATAAACACCTGTCCGCTGCCATCACTAGGAACGTCAAACTGCGTTTGTAAAAATCTACTAACACCTAATGTAGAAAAGGTACCCAGAGGATCAAGGTCTACGTTAGCAATACCAATCTGTACCGGATCGCCGTAGAACTCGCCGCCGACGCTACTACCTGTTAGTGTAATAGGGTTATCTGTTGTGTTTTGTTTTTTAAGTGTTTGTACAACATTTTTATAAGAACTATCACCAAACAATGCTGTTTCACTGTTTGGCACACCACTTGCGCCAAGTCTACTTGGACTAATAGTACCTGAAATAATATTTTCAGCATCAATGTTTGTAACAGCAAGTGTGTTCCAGTTAGCAAGTAATCTACTAGAAGTATTAATAACTGCATTAACTTGTACGTTGTTTTTAATAACGTTTGCACTACCTACACCAATACCGTCGATAAGTTTTGGGTTAGTTACTAGATCGTTGATACTACTCAATGCGTCACTACGTAATGCATGAAGTGTAAAGCTGTTGAGTGTTACAGATCCTATAAAGAATCTACTTCCTGATGTTACTGCTTCTGCATTAACACTAAACAGTTCATTCGACGAACTACCATCTGATAGTGATTCAAATCTAACAGCATTACCAGTTGAAAACCCGTGTGCTTGTACTATAATACTATTATCAATTATATTAACTGTTCTTCTTGTGAGTGTGTGGGCATTGTTAGCAGGAGTGCTTGTAAAATCAATTTGATTTATTAATGCAAATCCTGAATATAATTCAAATGTATCTGCGTCAATCTTTTTAGCGTAATAAACCAATCCGTTTACTAGGCCTCCAATTGCAACATTACCATTGGTATTATAGGTTACAGGGTCGCCGTTTTCAAATCCATGATTTGTTACAATAATACGAGAATCGGTATAGTTGACAGATCCGCCACTACCGCTAACACCAGCTAGGAAGTTGTTTTCAATAAAGTCGTCTAAGTTGATTATTTTACCGTTTTGTGTTGCAGTGTTGTCTTCAACAAAGTCAATACTCGATGAACTAGCAACGTAAAGCTCGCCACCTAATATATTAACATATGCACGTTTTTCAAAACTTGTAACTTCAATTTCAAAACCACTACCTGTTCCGCCAATGCTTGATGCAGCAACACTAAGTAGATCGCCGGTATCATAACCAGTACCGCCAGTTTTAATATCAACGTCAGTAACCTGTCCTGCTGTTACAGTAATGTCTGCTGTTGCGCCTGAGCCCGATCCTGAGTTGTTTGTAAATGCTACGTCTGAATATACTTTTGTTCCGTTGGTTGGAGTATACAAACTGCCGCCTGTAATAGAACCGTTATCTACACCTGTTAGTATACCATAGCGTACTTCTGTTACAGCACCCTGAGCGTTTCCGTCAGCTGATGTAACAATAGTACGTGCAGTACCTGCTATTGTTTTCGAAGCTTCATTATCGCCAGTATTGGCAATAGTAAATGATGTTGCTGTCGGTGTGCTTAACACAAGTGTATTTTCATCGTATGTTGTATCATCTGGAACTAAAACTTGTACATTGTTATCAACTTGTAAGTTGTGAGCACCGCTTGTTGTGATTGTAGCAATGTTGCTTGTACGTTCAACATCTGTAATAACTGCACTAGTAAATGTATAGTCGACGTCTGGATCAAGAACCAAATACTGACTGCTGTTTGAACTACGTAAGAAGAAGTTGTCAACAATCTCTGACACTGCACCTTTTGCAGTTGGGCGTACTCCAGAATCAACTCCATTAACAAACAAGTTTGGTGCTGTTCCACTTACATCCCAAGGATCGCCTGTACTATCATCTTCAGTGTTCCACGCTCCTGGAACACTAGCAATAAGTATGTTTCCGCTCGATGCATAAGAACCTTTTGCATATGCAATAGCGTCGGCAATGCCGGGTTGTGTAATCACATCACCGTTAGTAACATTTGTAATATTTCCACTAAGTGTAAGTTCAACTTGCTCGTAGTTTTCTGTAGCAATGTCACCAGCTTTTAGATCTATTGCCGGAATATCATCAACTTGTTCTAGTCTTGATAGGTAGCCTTGTGTGTTTGTGTTGGTAAACTGACGTGTTGCCGGAATCAAATCTCCGTTTAACTGACCGTTGGTATTAAGCTGAACAATAGCACCCGGAACGGCAGCTGTACTAACTGATTTGTCAACAAATCCGCCTAGTCTGTTGTTAATAAACGAACGTACTGCTAACTGTGTGACCATACGTGCATCACTTGGTCCGCCAAGTTCGTCGTCGCCTAAGTTAACACTGGTTGAGATTTCTTCAATAGCAACGTCACTCAAACTCAAACGCAAAGCATCGAGCTCGTCCACCTGAACTTTGTTTCTAAATGTAATGTTACCTGTTCTGTTGAACGCTGTAATAAAGTCACCAACTTTAAAGTCACCAAGTTCGTTTGTACCTGATGAGTAAACACGTCCTGGAAGTTCTTCAAACTGTTCAAACTCACTTCTTGTGTTACCACCGTTTTGTGGAAGTGCGTTGTAGTCAACACCCGAACCTGCGTATTCCCAAGTATGAGAAGAACTGTTAACAATCGACGGTCTGTGGAACCAAAGTTGTTTCTCAGGCAAGTTAACAGTGTTTGTTAAACTACTGCTACCGTCAGTAGCAGTAATCGAGAATGTTGCAGTACCTAAACCTAACTTTGTAGCTGCTTCGTTAACACCAATGGTTGAGTTTGGCGAACTAGCATGGTCTTCTGCAATAATACTTGTTTCGTCGAACTGTACTCTAAGCACACTAGAACCAACTGCAACTTGTTCAATACTTACAACTAGTCTACGCTCTCTTGGTTCCCATTTTGTAACAATAGCACTGTTATTATTAACACCAGTTGTACCTGTAATAGTTCTACCAGGCACAAACTCATAACTTTCAGCTCCTGATTCTAGTATTAGTGTTTGATATGTTGTATGAGAACTTATAATTTCTTCAACAAAGAATTCAATAACGTTTGAGAAGAACTTGTGAGTGTTTGAACCTGCTTCAATAAGATTAACATCAAAATCTCCTGATTCGTCAAATGTTAAACTAAATTCGTCATCATTAATGATTTTAATATAATAAGTCTGTTCTGCATCAAGTCCTTTAATAGGAGGATTGCCATCTGGATCATATATAACTTTTTGACCATTTGAGAATCCGTGATCTACAATTGTAATAACATCTGCTAAAACATTAACGGCTGTAGCAGCATCAAATGTAGTTTCAGTTGGTGTAAGTTTGAAGTCGTTTGTAATATCGCCTTCACTGCTCACTTCAGTTGGATCTGGAAGGTCGTCTGGATCATTAATAATAGTTTTTACAACATCAAACTTTGCACTTGCAAAATCTTGTACGGCTGCACTAACTCCAGTAAGATATGCTAATGTTTCTGTCTTTGCTTGCTCAATAGCAGCAATAGTTTGTAGTTCTTGACCACTAATACTAATACGCGAACTATCTTGTAAGTTTTGTGTATAATAAGCCAAGCCAGCACTACGTGAATATCTGTTGCCTGTATCCCAAACATCGTTGGCTACTGCTTCGACAATAAGTTGTGTGTCTCTATTACATTTTGATTGATTATAATCAAAGTTATACCAAATATTTGCTTGTATTTGTTCGTTAATAAACTGAGTAACATTCTGTGCAATATTGATTTGACCTGTGATTCCTAGTTCATTGAAGTCTGCTTGTAGTGCTGCACCAGTCCAAGTTATATCTGGCTCAACTCTAGTTGGCTCTGTAGCACCATTACTAGTTAAATAAGCAATGATTTCGTCTAGTCTAGCTGCTGCATAATCAGCTGCCGCTTCACTACCTGCTGTACCTGATACATCTTGTGTTTCTGTATTTCCTGCGGTTACAACAACTGTTTGTTCTTGTATAACTTGTTTTATTATTTCTTTTAGTCTACCATAAGCAGCAATAGTTTCCTCTTGCTGTCCAGCACCGTATTGTGCTACACCGTCGATAAAATATGCTAATGCTGCAACTAATGTTTGTAAGTTTCCGCCATATGTTAAATCATAAGATAACGCATCAACAATAAGTCCGGTATCTCTTTCACATTTTGATTCATTATATGCAAACCCTGGTACAAACGGTGAGTTTCCTGCGGCTATTTCTGCATTTAACCAAGCAGTAAGTTCGCTTTGTAAAAATGTTTTGTTTGCATTTATTTGTAATACTGCATTTTCAAAACCTGCATCACTAGCGTTATCTGTGCCGCCTGTTGGCAATGGACGAGAATATGCGGCTGCAACACTATCGCCGGGCACAGTATTTGCATCGCCGTTGGTTACAATATCAATAATCTCGTCCCAAAGTACATTAGCTCTACTTGTTGCTGTAGCATCAGTAAGTGCATTTGCAGTAAGTGCTTTAGCTTGTGCAAATGCTGCAATGTGTTGATCTTTTTGGGCAGCAAATACATTGCCTGCAAACGATCCGCTAAAATATCTTAGTGCAGCACTAACACTTCTGTGATTACTATTAAACAAGAAATCATAACGTACAGCATCAATCAATCTCTGAACATCGCGTCTGCATTTGTCTTCGTTATATGTAAATCCTGCCCATATGCTCGGCGAAGCTGCTGCAACTTGTGCATTAATCCAAGTTACCACATCATTAGCAATAATATCTTTGTTGAGTTTTAGTAAGTCGTGTGCTGTTTTATAATCTGGATCTCTAAAACGTAATACAAATTCTTCAACTGGTGTATCACGATTGATACCAGCAATCGTAATAGTTTGCTTTCCTTCACTTTGACCTGTTGATGTTACAAACGCTCTATCAAATTGGAACGCTTTAGGCGAATACCCACTACTTCTCAACGCATACAAACCAAAGTTTGTAGCGGAGTTGGTAATAGAACAGTAGCCGCCACTTTGTGTATAAACACCATTTAGTAGGAAGATTTCAAAACAAGACACGATCTGTGCATAAGCATCATTGGTTAGACGCCAAGCAGTACCACCAAACGAGAGAATAGTAAATGCGTTGGCAACCATCGATTTACCTTGCTCAGGTATTGCACCAACTACTGGATTCTCAGCTTCGATTTGATTAACCGGAACGTTTGGAGATTCAACTTTTGAACCGTCAATTTTAGCACCGTTCATTCCTAAGAATGAAATAATCGAGGCGTTCTGAATATACGGTGAAGTTGTAATAGTTGGTTTTGTGTTTGGCAAGTTTGGATAACTTGCACGATCAGGAACATCAGTTGCTGTTGGATCATCAAAGGCAACAGCATAGTCAGCTGTAATAAGTGGAACAAAGTTTGAGTCAACACCGTCACGGAATGTAAATTCACCAAAATAACAAGCGTTACGAACACGTAGCATGTCCAAGTTAGCATTCTTAGGACGAATAATACAACCACGCAAACCGTCACCTTTGATAACTGTGTTGTCTGGAACAATAATAGGATTGTCTTCTGTATAGTCGCCAACAGCAACTTTGATGTTAATACGTTTAAAGTTAACAGTGCCATCAGCGTTGTATACTTGTGCGGAGGCTAGTTGACAAGCACGTTTAACTGTTTTAACTGGAGCACTTTGACCGTCATTTGCATCATCGCCTTGTTCTTGAGATACGTAAATGACATTTCCGCCGAAGATATCAGCGTCATTAAAGAATAAGTTACCAGAAGCATCAACTGACATTAGCTGACCAATAGTACCCGAAGTTGGAGGCAGGGTTAGTTGATAGCCAGCGTCTAATGTATTTGGTGCTTTAATACTAACACCATCTTCACCAGAAGCAGTAAGTTCTCTAAATGTTAAAACACCTGCATCTTCAATATCAACATTATCTTTAATATTAAATCCAGCATTTGTAATGGTCATCTTGTCAACATCATTAACTGTCATTGTGATTGCTGCTTCTGTACTGTCAGCTAAATCGTCAATTTTAATTTCTGAGTTGCCTTCAAAAATACGTTTAGTAATATCTTGAACTGTATTATCGTCACGTAGTAAATATACTTTACCGTCTGCTGTGTTTAATGCTAGTTCGCCGCTTTGAAGTTGTGCTATAGTTGGTTTCTTACCAGCGACCGCACTTCGTTTGTGTCTAATTGTTGTTGCCATTTGCAACTGCCTCCTATTTAGGTACGGGTCAGGTCCAAAGACGCCCATTGTAAAACGATAGAAATCGCTACTAACTTATTTATCAAGTTTAAAAAATGGTTACTGTATTCGTAAAAAAAGGGCCATTTAAGGCCCTTTAGTTTTAGTTTTTATTGTTTTCAGTAAACTTAGAATGCGCCACCATCTATAGTATCTGTCCAAACTGGTGTATTATCGCCGCTGCCGACTACTGTTAGTACTTGGAACGATTCGCTAGTATCACTTGTGCCTGCTGCATCAGTTACTTGAACATCTGTATCTGCATTACCATAAAGTATACCATCTGTGGTAAATGTGCTTACACCTGTACCACCATGTGCAACTGCTAGATCATTAGTTAAACTTACTGTTCCAGTTACATGGAAGTCATGATTTACAGTTAATGTACCTGTAGCATCACCAATACTAATAGTTGTTGCTGCGCCACCAAAGTTGATAGTTGTAGCAGTATCATTTAACAAGTTAAATGTTGTTTGATTTGTGCTCAACACATCGTTGTTGATTGCTAAGTCTGTTGTAAAGGTTGATATATCTTCACTTAAACGTAGTTTCTCAACACCAGATGTTCCACCGATCATAGTGCTAAACACCATATCAAAGTCTTCTTGCAGTCCGGTGATATCTTGTGCTATAACATCAATCTGACCTGATGTTTCAAAATTATCATTTGCTGTTTCAAGTTCAAACTTAATACCTGTACCACTTCCTGCTACCGGAGTACCACTTATACTATGATGTGCAAAAGTCATAGGATACACAATATCATCTGCTGCACTATCTGGTGCATTAGTTATAAGTTTTAATCCATCTTGTGCAAGTAATGTGTTTGCTCTAATATCAACAGTATCTGTTGCTAAGTTAGTAAGTTGTAATACACCACTGTTGTTGCCACCGATGTACTTTTGTACATGTAGTTCTTCACCTATACCAACACCACCTGCAACAACAACTGCACCACTTTGATAAGTCTGACTTGGCGTTGTGTTGTTGAACGTTGTTATTACACTACTATCAATGTTAAAGTATGAGTTTCCAATAATAGCACGTTGTGATCCATTTGTAAAGAACTCAAGTTCATCGTTGTTAGCACCTGGTGATGTTTCGGGACGTATAAATGTATTTTGATCTACATCTTTAACACCGCCTAGTGAGCCCCAAGCAACGCCGTCGTATCCTTCAAATACTAACGTATCAGTGTTGAATCGTACTTGTCCTGTTGCTTCTACTGGACGAGCTGCTGTATCACCAACTGGTAGCTGTAAACTTGTAACACTGTCAATAATAACTATTTCATTATTGATAGTAAGTGTTCCAGATATTGCACCTATGTTAATATTTGTAGCTGCACCAAATGCATCAATGCGTGTAGCATTAGTGTTGAGTACATTAAAAGTACCAGTTTCGTCTGTAATAATGTTAGTACCATTAACTTGTATGTCTCTATCTGCTATAATATCTCTATCAGCAGTAATATCAACACCAGCGTGTATGTTTCTCTGTGCGCTTAGGCCGCCTGTGATTTGTACTGCGCCAGTAACATTATCTGTAGCATCATCGTTGTTTAGTATAATGATATTTGGAGTTGTTCCAAACTCAACTACTTCCGATCCGTCAGTTGTATCTATTACAATATAGTCACTAACATTTTCGTGTATTCTCAATACATTGGTATTGTTGTCTGGTAAGTCAATATCAGTTGCGCCGTTGATGTCAATAGTATCAACTGCTCTATCACTACCTAATACAACACTGCCGTCTGCTGTAAAATCAATGCCAACATTTAAACTTTTAGCAATGCCGACGCCGCCGTCAATAACAACCGAGCCTGTAGTTGTGCTAGTTGATTCTGTTGTATTTTCAACAAGCAATCCTGGGCGTATACCAAATGTAATAAGTTCTTCGTCTGTACGTGTGTTAATACTAATAAAGTCTAACGAACCTTCTGTACTAATACTATATGCTTGTAAACTTTCATCTGGAATATTTAAACTAACATCACCTGTGAATACAATATCACCGTTAACTGTTAAACTACCTTGCACAAGCAAGTCAGGATTAACTGTAAATGTACCTTCTGCTGCACCCATAATAATCGAAGTAGCATCACCAAATGCATTAATAGTTGTAGCACTTGTGTTCAACAAGTTAAATGCACCTGCTGTATCTGTGCTAATCACATCACCGTTAACATCAAAGTCACCGTTGAGTGTAATATCTCCTTCTACAGTTCCGCCTGTTAGTTTGTTTAAATATCTGTTTTCAACGTATGTACTAACAGCTTTCTGTGTAGGTGCAGTATTAAAGTCTTGTGTACCAATACTTGAAATTAAGTTTGCATTGTCACTAACTTCTTTAAGTTCTACACCAACCGGAATGCCGTCTCTAATAAACGGTCCAACACTAGTTAGACCTTTTAGATCAATTTCGTTAGCATTAAGTGTAATACTACCTGTAAGTGCGTTAACACCAAAGAAGTTACCAACTCTAAAGTTACCAATTTGGTCAACTGTACCACCTGCAAATACTTTACCATTGCTTGTTTCGATAATCTCTTGTTCAGGAACTGCTGTGCCGCCAAAGAACGGAAGTGCATTATATGTAACACCGGCGCCAACATATTCAAACGCATGTCCTGAAGTACTAATAGTTGAAACATTATACAAGTATGCTTGCTGTGTTGTTTCGACACTTATGATACCCGGGAATACTTTAATAGATGCACTACCACCGTATGTTGCATTTAGATCGTTGATTGCAGTTTCAACAATAGTTTCTGTTGCTCCAACAATAACATTTCTTTCGGTATTGTATATACTACTACCAAGTTCGTGATTATGTCCTACTTCGTGCCAGCCTGTGGTATAACCTTGTATTATAGATAAGGCAACTCTATCAACTAATAGTTCAATGCTTTGTCCTATTGTAGTATCGGCATCTGGAATAGTTGTAATCTGTGTTGCTGCGTTTCCAAAACTTTTAGTAACAACTTCGTTGTTTGCAACTTGACGCATTAGATCGCCTAGTTTATAATAACTATATGCACTAACTAGTGTTTGATCAACATTGCCTACTTTAGCTGCACCTAATATAGTGCCACTGTAGTATGCTTCGGCTGCTCTACGAGATTGTTTGTTACCACCGTACATTGTATCATATAATACAGCGTCAATAATATATCCAGTATCTCTTTCACAAACTTCAATGCCATATTCAAAACCTATTATATTGTCTTGAATATATGTAATAACGCCGTTTTGTATATTTGTTTTTTGTGCAAGCAATGCATTAGCTGCCGATCTTGTTGTTTGAGGAAGCCAACTAAAGTCTGGATTAACTTCTCCTGGAACACCAACTAATGTATTGTTTTCAATAGCACCTTTGATAATACCTATTAGGCCAACTGCTGTTGAACTTTCAATACTTGTACCATAAGCACCACCTAAAACTTGTGATTCTGGATTTCCAACAGTTGGAGTTACACCAATACCTTCTATACATTTTAAAGCAACATCTTGTAAGTGTGTATATGCTGCAACTGTGTTTGCTCGTTGACTTTCAGGAATATATGCTACTGCTCCTAAGAAGTATGCATTAGTAGCAATGATTGTTTGTATATTACCTGTGTATAGCAAATCGTATGCTACTGCATCAATAATAAGACCTGTGTCATTTCTACAACTTGTTTGGTTGTATGAGAACGCATCATAGTTGTCTTGAAGTTCAGTTATTGTGTTAGCAACAATAGTATCTTTTGCTGCTTCTAAACTTGCAATAGCAGTTTGTGCGCCAGCAGTTGCCCAAGTAGTATCTGGGTAAACTACAGTTGGAAGATTATCAACACCATCAGTGATAACATTTTGGAATATTGTTAATAGTTCATCTGCTCTAGTTACTTCAGTTGCTGTTGCAGCGCCCGCAGTTGTATCTTGTACTACACCTGTTTGTTCAGGATCATCGTATAATGTATCAAGTAATATACTTCCAAGTAACGTGTTTACCCATCCTAATGCTGCTGCTGTTTCTGGCTGTTGTCCTACAACTTGACTTACATATCCAACATAGTATGCTTGTGCTGCTTGGTAAGTAGCACTATTACCGCCATATAGAATGTCATATGTAAGAGCATCAACAATATAACCTGTATCTCTTTCACACTTTGCACTATTAAATGTAAAGCTTCTTGTAAATGTTTTATTAATAAAGTTAATAACATCTGTTTTATAAAACTCTACTTTTGTAACACTGTTTAGGTCTGCAAAGTCTGTTTGCAGCTCTGCGGCTGTCCAAGTAATGTCTGTAAGAATATCTGCTGGAATAGAATCTATATTGTTGTTGTTAACAACATCTTCAACTATTTGCAACAAGTCTTGTGCTTCGCCAGCTGTACCAGCATCAGCTCCTGGATTTGATGTATTTTGTGTTACGCCTACTTGTTCTGTAGATCCGTGTGTAATATTTTGTATAACATCAGATGCTACATTTGCCAGTTCGTTAAATGCTGCAACTGTAGCTGCTTGTTGTCCTGCTCCAAGTTGAGAAGCTGCGCCAACAAAATAACTTTCTGCTGCATTTTTAGATGCCAGGTTGCCGCGATATATGATATCATAACAAATAGCATCAATGATGTATTTGGTGTCTCTTTCACATTTTGCTGCATCAAATACTAGAAGTGGAAAGTTATTAGTAACATATGCGCTAGTTTCTTTTGCTAAGAAGTCTCTGTTTGCTTGTAGCTGAGTTACTGCCAACGGATAGTTAGCATTTAATCCACTATCTGGGAATGTTAACGTATCTGCCGAAGCGTCAGTACTTACAACACCATTGTTAATAATATCAAGTATTTCATTAAATCCTGCAAGTACACGACTTCTAAATGTTCCTGACAACTGTGTTTCGTTGGTATTAATAGTGTCTCTTAGATATTCAATAGATTTTACTGTTTGTAAAAGTTGTGATCCAACAGCTACCGCAGCATTTGCTCTTTGATATGCAAGTCCTGCTGTTACTTGATTGAAGTTAGTTCCTATTGCTGCGTCATAACACACAGCTTCAATCATAATACCTACATCTCTAGCACACTTTGCTTCATCATATGTAAAGTTCTGGAAGTTATTTGCAATCCAAATAATAACAGATTCTTTTACATCATCTTTATTACCTTTGATAGTGCTATATGCTTGTTGTAAAACACTAGTTGACCAAGTAACTGATGGTAGTTGTACCGATGGTAGTCCAGCAATGTTTCCTGCTGTAATAACATCTTCGATGATCTGTACCAGTCCTGATAGATCATCAACTTCTGTTGAACTTGCTGGAGTTCCGCTAGTATCTTGTACTAAAACGTTGCCTGGGCTATTTTCAACAACTGCTTCGATAACAATATCGCCAACAACTTGTCCAAGTCTGTTGTATGCTGCTGCTGTTGCTTCTGCTTCGCCTGCACCTAACTGACTTGCTACTCCAACAAAATATGATTGTGCTGCTAGTTGCGTTGCACTGTTGCCGCCATATAAAATATCGTGACATAATGCATCAACAATATATCCAACATCTCTTCTACATTTAGTTGCATCATAGCTTAGTAATGGATAGTTAGCAGTAATCCATCTAATGATTTCTTCTTGGATATATGCTTTGTTGGCAATCAACTGATCTTTTGCTTCAACAGCGTTTGTTGATGGTAGCGTTCCAGGTGTTGGAAATACTAATGCATCTGCTGCATCGTCTGTACTGATATTTCCGTTTTCTAAAATATCAATAATCTCATCCATTGCAGATTCAGCTCTTGGTTCTGCTGTGTCGCTTAATCCAAGTTTTACTATTTCTTTTTTAAGCTCTCTTAGTGCTCCTGATGTTTGTATTAGCTGATCATCTTGTAAATCTGCGCTACTTGCTCTTTGATATGCAAGACCAGCTGTTACACTGTTATAGTTTGTTCCTAGTGCAACATCAAGTGCAACAGCATCCATTATTAACCCAATATCTCTTTCACACTTTTCTTGATTGTATGTAAAGTCTTTGTAGTTATTTGTAATAAATGTTGCTGCTTCTTTTTGTAAGAATGCTCGGTTTGCTACCATTTGATCTTTTGCATTGATCTGCCCAGTAGTTGCACCAGTTGGGTTGGTCCATGTTAATGTATCTGCAAATCCAATGCCGTTTGTAACAATATCAACTACTTCGTCAAATGCTGCGCCTACGGCTGTTTGTGTTGTTGCATCACTAGCTGTTGCTGTACTTGCTTCGCCTTTGGCAAAGTTAATAGCTGCTAGTGTTTCTGTTAGCTGATCCGATAATACTGCTCCGGCATTTACTCTTAGATATGCTAGTCCGTTGGTTACACTGTTGTAGTTCGTTCCAAGCAATGCATCGTATCCGGCACCTGAAATAATCAGTCCTGTGTCTCTTTCGCATTTAGCTTGATCATATACAAAGTTGTTAGCATTAATGTATGCAATAACTTCTTCTGTTAAAAAGGCTTTGTTTGCAACAAACTGCGAATGTGCGTCAATAAGTGCATCAGCTGCTGGACCTGGTTCCGGATATTCTCTGCCTTCACTCGGTAGTTGGTTAAACTCAATAATATCAAATATATTATCAAATAAGTCAGATACCTTATTCTGGAATGCTGCTTCACCGTTTGCTGCTGCTACAGTCAAACGCTTTGCTTCTCTTAGTGCAATAATGGTTGCAGGCTTTTGTTCGCCATTTAAGTAAGCAACATTTGCACGATTGTAAGCTAGTCCTGCTGTAATACTGTTTTGGTTTGTTCCAAGTTGTGCGTCTCTATATACTGCATCAACCATATATCCAACATCTCTTTTACATTTTTCTTCGTTGTAGGTTAGTGTTGGATTGTTGACTAAGTTATATGCTATTGCATCTGCAATAATAGTTGAGATAACCGAAAGAAGTTTATTCGAAGCATTTACTTGTCCTGCTGGCTCATTTTCTGTGTTCGGATAAGATTTAGTAGGTAAGCCAGCAACACTTTGTGCATCAATAACACTTTCAACTATTTGCACTAATCCGTCTAATAATGTAGCTTCGATTTGTGTAGCATCACCGCTTGTAAAATCTTGTGTTTCTGCATTACCTGATGTTTTTGTAACACTAAGTCCTCTGATAATACGTTGTACAATAAATCTTACTCTTGCAAATGAATCTTCAAATGCTTGTTGATTTGTATTAGTAAAGTTACTCCAAGTTACACTTTTAAAGAACCATGTTGTTTCTTGTACTGTTGCATTGTTACCACCATATAAAATATCATATGAAAGAGCATCAACAAAGTTTTCAACATATGCTTCCCATTCTGATGCAGTATAAGTTAGTGTACTATCAAGAGTATCTAGGTAAGCAATAAACTCTGCAACAATAAAATCTTTGTTTGCTTGTAAATGATCTTTTGCATCAATACCGTTTTGTGTAACACCAACACTTTCTGCATATGTAGGCAAAATACCTGTACTATCACCATCGTCAACTACATTAATAATAATATCAAATGCTTCATTGACTCTAGTTACCGAAGTAGGATCTGTGTTAACTTCTGTATATCCTAATACTAACGATCTTAAATAAGCAAAACTTGAAACATAAAGATTTTTAAACCTTGTTCTTGATCTAAATTCTTTTGCTTGTCTAACTATAACATGGTCGCCACCTGTAGCAACATAATAAGAAAGAGCAGTTAAGAATACTGTCATATCTTCGTCAAACCAGGCTTGATTATAACTTAGTTCTGTAAACTGATCATTAATATAAGCAGTTAGTTCTGCAATAATAAAGTCTCTATTTTCTAGAATATTATTTTTTGCTTCAATGATTTCGCCATCTATACTACTTAAATCATTAAACGAGGATTCGATCTGATCTCCAACAAATGGAATGCCAGTACTATCACCTGCTGCAAGTGTGCTAGTAACAATATTAAATCGTTGATCAAGTTCCTCTTTCATTGCAAGATTTGAAGTTAACGCTTTCATTTCGTCACGTGTTGCTTCTAATGCATATATAGTAGGAGCAAGTTGATCAAGAATAACTTTAGTAGAAGTAGCTCTTAAATAACTTTGTGCTGCTGTAGTTGTTTGATAATATGTACCCATAACAATGTCACTAGTTAGTGCATCTATAATACGTCTAACATCGCGTTCGCAGGTTTCTTGATTATATACAAAAGGTTGTTCTGCAATAGTATTTGAAGTAATATAATAAAATGTGTCGTCGCCGTCAAACTTAATAACAGAACCAGTTTGTGGTTTGTCTCGCAAACTTGAAATAGAAATCGTAGAGTTTGTTCTTAGATTTACTGTTCCAGTTGCCTGTAGTGTGGCACCGCCACCTGTAAATGTAATAGTTGGAACACTTTTGTATCCACTACCATTGTCGCTAATACTAACTGCTGCAAGTTCGCCTGTAGTTAAATCAACTTGTGCTGTAGCAACTGCTGTTGTTCCGCTTAGTGCTTCTGGCGCACTGATAGTTACTGTAGGTGTACTAGTGTATCCAGTTCCTGCAAAAGATAATGTTACACTGCCTACTGTCGAATAATAGTCTTCGTCGGCTGTTGCAGTAGTATATGCTACCGGATAGTATCCATCTGCTACAACACCATTTGTGCCAAAGTCACTAACACTGTTTGAAATACTTAAATATCCACCTTTGGTAGTTAAGAAACCTGTGCTACAGAAAACCGAGAAGCAACTAACAATCTGTGTATAACCAAAGTTAGTAACATGGAACCCAATGCCCCCTTGTGAAATCTGTGTAAAAGCATCTGCAACAAAACTGAATACAAGTGATGCTGGGTCATAATCATCGCCATCGACTAAAAGACCACCGCCGCCACCGTTTGGGTTAATTTGTTTTTCTAGTGGAACATTTGGGTTATCTGCCAACAATATTGGCTTTGCACCTGGTGTGATTCCTTCGATTTGAACAGTTTCAAAAGGAATAAATTCAGTACCATCGTTCAGCCAAGGACCGTTCATATTAGTACAGTTTTGTACATATGGTGATGTTGTAACAAGTGCGCCTGGGCGTATTCTTGCACACCAACCTGGCGCACGTAATCCTCTAAATGTTATCTGATACAAATAACACGCATTGCCCATAAGGAAGAAATCCGATGTAGGATTCTTCGGAAACACTCTAGTATTTCTAAGTTCGCCTTGTCCAGTAACAGTAACAAAATCTCTCAATGTTATTGGATTGTTTTCATAGTAGTCGCCTGGCGCAACAATAATAGTTGAACCAATCGGAGCTACTTCTGATGCACGTTTTATACTAGCAAATGCGCCATTTTTATCTGCACTTCTACCATCATTGTCGTCATTTCCATCTTCAGTAACATAATATACGTTAGTAACCTTTGGACCAGTTGTATCACCTGTGGTGATCATGTTGGCATTTACACGAAACTCCTTGCCCTCGGCAAGGTTCATTTCCATGTCGCCATCAGATGTGAGAATAAAGGTTTTATCCCCTATTTTTCTGCTATGTATCGACTGTCTTTTAATATAACTCATTTACACTTCCAAATAACTTAATGTTGCTGATAGATTTGTTGGCGCTGCTCCTATTAGCATAACTCTGTCTCCTGCTTCCAATATTAATCGTTCTGCCGAGAATGTAAACGTATCAGCTGCACCAATTTCTAAATCATTTAATATTAAGTTATCGGTTGTTTTGACTGCACCATTAGGAATAATATGAACATCAACTTTAGTATCATTACTACCTGTTCCGTCATTGAGACCTGTATTACATATTAGCAGAGTTGTTAATGCAAACTTCTTTTCTGCTGGTACAGTTAAAAGAGTTGTATCTGTTGTTAATATTGCTGCATTTACTATCGCCATTGTTTCTTCCTTAAAAAATAATACTATAAAGCAACGCTTTATTTCTGCTTACAAGTTCGTCTTCGGTACCGTCTGCGTTTATAAAATATAAACCAGTACCGCCGTCTCCAAGTGTTTTACTATATAAAGTACTACCTGCACTTGGTGGGCTTGCTGGCGTTACTTCTTCTGTAAAGTTTAACCAGCCATCAATTTGTACTCTTCCTGTTCCTGATCCTTTTAAGATTATATCACTATTAATACCCGAGGTAGTAACAATATTATCATCAAATCTTAAATCTTCAAACTCAACTCTAGATTGGAAAAACGTAGCAATAACACTTTGATCAACTGCTATTTCAACTCGACTAGTTCCGCCACCTGTTTCGGTATCGTATACCTGAACACTTGTCGGATCTAATGTACCTGTTGTTATCTTATCCTGGAAGTTGTATGTAAAATATCCATTTACATAATCAAGCAATCCTCTAGTATTAACTAAAGCATCATCATTTACAGGGACACTAAGTCCGTCGGATTGCGAAGGATCTGGAGTAATATCACTTCCAGTATAAGGCCATATTTGTTTTTCGTAATCAGTAGTACCAGTAACATCAACGACACCAGTTCCGCCGCCTATCAAATATAAGTTTTGATTTTCAGTGGAAATAATACTACTAGTATGAATGCCCGAAAGATTTCCACTTTCTAGTTTGAAAATATACGCACCTTCATTAGCCGGTTGTGCGCCATTTCTTATGGTTTTTAATGTTTCATCATACAAAAATCTTGCATTAAACGCATCTGGGCCACGATCAATGATAACACCAGAGGTTCTGCCGTTACCATCGCCAATGTCAGTGATCCCGCCGTCTCCGCCGGGATCGCCATTATTAATAGTGATAGTTTTATCATCAACTATTAATTCTGCCGACCCAATACTAGTTTGATCGCCTAGTACATCTAAGTCGCCATTAATAGTAACCTTACCTGTTAACCCAACGTCAAGAACAATCTCTCCATCAGGATTTACAGATATGGTATACTTGTCAGTACCTATGCGATTAAAACGTTCAGCCATTTAAGTTTCCTTAAACTGCTGTTAATACAATGTAATCGTTTGTCGAATCGTTTTCTAATGCCCAAGTATATCTATTACCCGAGAAGTCAGTAGCAACACGTTTTGTGATTTTTGCAAGATTAACTTCGGCGCCTGAGTTTGAATCTACACGGCCGAACATGCGCATTTCGCCTAATGCACTTGGTGTACCATTTTTAAGAACACAAGTTGTTGTACTTGTTGAATCTTTAATGTTCGGCGAACCTACGTTTGCATCTTGTGTACAAACAAAAGTTTTTGCTCCACGCTGCTTAACTATAGCACCGTCTGTTCTTAACGATGCATCGTAGAATTCTACTCTTACACCAGTGTTGCCATCAGCATCGCCGATAACATCAACACCGTTAATATCTTTTTTTAGTGGACGTCCCATTTTGTTTCTCCTTATGACGTTCTAGGTCTACACAGATGGTATTCTGCGTAAGTCCAGTTTTTCTGGCTCTTTTATACCTACACAAGTATTTATCTAAAAGAATAAAATGGGTTATAATGTTCGTAAAAAAAGGCCTACCGCATCAGTGGGTAGACCTTCTCTATAATATATGATAGGGAGGATTACATTCTACCTCCAACAACCTAGTAAGTATTTTATACATTCGGTTGCGCCTAGTATCAGATAGTTATATCCAAAATACGCATCTTCATGTCTCCATGCTCATACGCTGCCACTACAGCTACTAGCCAAGTTATCGTCCTTACGAAACAACATTTCCTTGCACTATCTAACTAAAGACCGTCGTCTTTGTTATGTAACTAATATAACATATAAAAAAAGAAAGTCAACCAGTTTTTTCTATTTTTCTAAGATTTGATGCATATTTTTTTCCATTTGATAATATTTCGTCGTATTCAACTACATCACCTAATAATGCTTTAAAATCTTTTGTTTCAAAAAGAACATCGTACAATTCCGGACCCCATTCTTTAGGTCTTATTATACTATACTTTCTTTTTTTGTTGTATTTTATTATTTGTCCTATTGGCATATTATATTACTCCATGCAAATAGTTATCATAAAAATAGACCCCGTAGGGTCTATTTTCGTTTTAGTTAAGTTTAAACTTACGAGAAGCTTAGGTTGTTTGCAGTTACTTCTACTTTTTCCAAGTAGTCAGCTGCGTTACCTAGAGACGAAGCAGTGTTCGATAGCTCAACATATCCATAACGTGTCATGAACGAAACTGTTGGTTCGAATGTACTTGGATCTAGGACAACACCTGAAGACATAAGTGGGATGTATGGGCAATAGAATGCTGCTGCATCTGATTCACTTGTACCTTTGTAACCAACTAATACATCATCATCTGATGCATATGTGTTTACATAGATCTTCATTGCGTTGTTCAATGTACCAACCATTTTAGTGTTAGTTGGTGCTTCAAAAGTACCTTCAGTTGTACGTGCAAATGCTGAAGTTGTAGCACTTTGTAGAACTGTTAGGATTGCTGGTGATACAACTGCCCAGTTACCTGCGCCACGACGTGTACGCTGTGCGATGCGGTTAGCTGCACGGTTAACTAGTACTGCAAGTGCAGCATGTTCGTCACCAACAAAAGTTGCTGTACCACTAACTGCTGCTTGGTCAAATGTATCTGTACCTGTACCAGCTAGTGTGTTAAGAGATGCTAGGACCTCTTGGTCGATCTCAGCAGTAATCTCTTGAGCAAGTGCTGCCATGATTTCTGCTTCAACGTCGATGCCGTGCTGCGACTGTGCGTCTTGTGCGGCTTCGAATGTCCAACGTGCTGATAGCTTACGTGTTTTAGCTTCAACAGTTTGCTTTAAGATTTGAATTGACAAACGGTTACCCGCTGCGCCTTCAAGTGAAGCTGTTGGTGCTGGTGCATTTGTACCGTCACCTGAATATGCTTCAGCAATCTTAAATGGACTTAGTGCTTCTTCACCAGCTATTGCACCGCTTGCGCCTGTGCCTACTGTGTCGCTATAGCGAACACGTAGCGTGTGAATCTGGCCAACTGGGCCAGTCATTGGTTGTACGCCTACAATCTCGTTTGCGATGACTGTTGGCATAACACGTCTGATCACTGGAAGGATCACACGGTTTAGTGTTGCGATGTTACCGGCAGATGTAGCACCCGCAGTTGCAGTTTCAGCCAAATACCTACGGGTATTTTCTAGGGTTGAAGCCATTACTGCTTTCTTATTGCCTTGAAGGCCTTCAAGAAGTGCTGACTTGGTATCATTCCAACGACTTTCTAGTAGTTCTGACATTGGTATCTCCTTATTATAATCCAGCTAGACGTTTAAGATCAACTACGTTTGAGTCGATTGCGTCTGCTTTGATGTCATTGTGTTGTGTTCGGTTGCCTGTTACTTCTTTTGCCTCTGATAGTACTGCCTTCTTCTTCGCTGGAGTATTACCGTCTATTACCGCCGGCAGGTATTTGTCAAACGATGCTCGTAAACGAGATGTTTGAACTGATTCCAGTAAGTCTGTCATAATGTCACGTTGGTCGTTGCTCAATGGCGAAACCAATGCATTAATAGTGTCTTTGCGGGTGTTTGATTCGTTAATCGATTTAACTTCGATTGACTTTGCTTCCGCAAGTTTGATCGCTTTAGCCGCTGCTTGACGTGCTTCTACAATTTGTTTGTTTTTTGTATCTACAACTTTAAGCAGTTTTGATGTTTCTGAACTTTCATTCAAATAACTGTGTTGATATTCGTTAGCAAATGCTTCGAATAGCTTACGGCCAAAATCATTTTCACGTGCTTGATCAATATCTTCTTTTAGTGCCGAAATTTCTTTCTTAAGTCCTTTTGACACTGCTTCTGATACTAATGCTGCACTTTTCTTAATAAAGTCAGTTTTAACTTTATTAACATGTGCTTTGCCTTCACGTACTAAACGTACTTTTGTTTCGGCAAGATCTTTTTTATCTTCATAAAACTCTGCAAGTTCTTTTGCAAGTGATTCAACTACAAACTCTTCTAGAGCAACAAACTTGTCTTTTGTTACTTTTTGATCTGCGTGTAGTTCCTTGATTTCTTTTGCTAGTTGTTCACTAACAAATGATTTCATTAAATTGGCATTTTTACGCTGTGCAACTGCAAACTTAGCTTTTGCTTCTGCTAGTTGTTTGCGGTCATCGTGGAACTCTGCAATTTCTTCTGCTAGTTTTTCACTGAGCATAGCATCAATGGCTTCCACCATTGTTGTTTTGTCATGTGCATATTTTTTAGCAAATTCTTCGCGTAGTTCCGCAGTGGCTTGAAGTTTATTTTCTTCAACTTTAGCGTTCCATGCTTCCTCTAGTTCTGAACGCACTTCTTCCGATAGTGCTGAGTTTTCGAAGAGTGATTTAAGTGAGTCTAACATTTTATCTCCTCTCCTAGTTAGCGGAGTTTGCTTATTACATCTAATAAGCTCTCTTTTAAATATTTTTGTGCCTGTTTATCGCCTTGTACTTCCCTAGATGTTAGGAACGCCTTATAACCGCCTCGGGTGTTCATAAGGTGTTCGTAAATTGGTGTTGGGTAGGCGCCCGGAGCACTTGGCTGGGCAACTACATCTACTGTTATAATCTCAAAATCGGAAACTTCGCCATTGCCACTTTCGCTGACATTGCCGCTACCTCTCGATGAAACACCTAGTTTAACACCTGCTTCAAGCATTGTTTTAACTAGTTGTCCCATCGGAGTTGGTAGTATTTTTAGTTTACCGTAACCGTTTGGGCCATCCATCCACATTTCTGTAATCATATGGCTTACACGGTCAATGTTAATGTTAAGTCCTTCTGGATGATCTACTTCGCCTAGTACTGAAAAACCATTGCTAATCTGCTCGTTGAGCGTGGTGACAGCCCTGCCAATTTCGTTAACGGGATATACACGTTGATTTGCGTTGCGTACTCCGCCTTGAATGCAAATACCTTTCATAAAAAGATCTTTGCCTTCATTAGCAGACTCAACAATCACTTTAGCTTGGTCAAAACTCAAACTTTCACTTAGTAAATTCATACTTCAGTCCTTACTTCGCTCTTTTTGGAGCGCCATTTAAAGGTGAACCTGCGCCTGCGTCTTGGTTAGGTGCAGCACCTTTCTTCTCGGCACCGTGGCCGGGTCGGGTTGACATTTTTGTCGCCCCTTTAGCACCAGGAACATTTACGTTCTTGGTATTCATATCTTTTGGTGTTGGAGCAGCTAGACCACCTTGTGTTCCGCCTGTTCCGCCGTCGCCACCTTTAACTATGTTAGCACTTGTGCCACCCATGTTGTTTGGTTTTGCTGTTGGTGATTTTGCATTTGCGCCATTGTCGCCCATTTTTGCTGGTGCTACTTTGTCTGCATATTCACGCATTAGTTCTGAATTTGACTTTGGAAGTTTTGATTCTTCAACTTCGTCTGTTGCTTCTTCAACTTCTTCGTCATCTGATTCAAAAGCATAGGCTTCTTCTTCTGGTTCTTCTGCATCCATATCCATTGGCATTTCGCCGCCGTCCATGTCCATGTCCATGTCGCCTGCTTCGTCGTCATCTTCGTCGCCTTCGTCACCCATCATATCTGCAAATTCTGCTTTAAGTGCTTCTAGTTCGTCTTCTAGGTCTGCAACACGATCTTCAACGTCACCGTCTTCGTCGCCCATGCCCATGTCATCAGCGCCTTCTTCGTCGCCCATGCCCATGTCCATGTCCATATCACCATCGTCTGCGCTTGGCATCTCGATGTCCATTCCTAGCTCGTCTGCTGGATCTCCACCTTCAGGGAACATACCTTCATCAACTTCATCATCAGTTGCTTCGTCTAGGTCTTCGTCTGACTCGTCAACTTCTTCATCAGTTGCTTCGTCTAGGTCTTCGTCTGATTCATCTACTTCTTCGTCAGTAGCTTCATCAACTTCTTCATCAGTTGTTTCTTCTACTTCTTCGTCTTCTAGTAGTGATTCATAAATATCTCTTGATTTTTCCACTACAATTTCGTGGAACAATGCTTCTGCACCTTCTTTGTCTTCGTTTACAAGACGCTCAAGCATTTCTTCAAACTTGTTGCGATCAGTCATGTCATTCTCCTTTATTGTCAAGGCTGTCTATTATATTTACACTTTATTTAAAATATACGCTGAAAATGGGCTCAAAACGGCCCATTTTATTTTTTTATTGAAAAATTTTATTAAAATCTTCATATGTTATATGTGATAAGTTAGATAAATCCTTTAAATGATCTGGAATATAATCCTCCATTGAGCTCATCACTCGGTAGTATTTAGTCTTTGGATGTTGATTTATACACATCATTGTTTGTCTTTGCCAGTTACCATAATACGTTGCTCTGTCGTTTACGTTCTTATAGTTTCTACTACCTGCATATACATTATTAACTAGTTGATTATCTTTTCCTAAACCTACATAGTCAAATCCTAGTATATATATTTCTTTATGATCGTGCTGACTTGCTAGTAGCAATGCTGTTGGACCACTACTCCATCCTTTGTTTGGATTCATAATATTAATATTAGGTGTTCGTTCCGTTAGTTTATTTCTATTTGAATGAACATTATATTTTAGGTGATATTCAGTTTCACTAATTTCAATAATCATTTTAGTATCAACACATACTAAATGATCTGGTACAAATTCTCTATATAATCCATTACAACCATAGGTTGTACCTTTTGCTTTTAAGTTATGTAAGTTGATTACAGAACGGCTAGTACCGTTTCCAAGTACAAAAGCTATTTTATTTGACATTAGATCCCGCCAGCGGCTGCTTGTGCTGCTAGACCGTACATTTGTCTAACATAATTAAGATCCTTGGCTTTTTGTTCAGTGTGGGTATCAGATGCTTTACGGGCACGATTGATATCTTTTAGAGATAATCTACTTTTCCTATTGTCATCAATTTTAACAACGCTGATATCATCCTCAGCGTTGTAGGTATCGTCCTCAGTAGGCTCCATTGTTTCTCTGTCAAAGTAATATAGTTCTCTAAGTATCATAATGTATTTATATCGTTTGTGCCGGATTTGGTTCTGCGCCATCGCCGCCAAGTTCGTTTCCTGTATTTGTTTCGGGTGCAGTATCAGTGCCGCCGTCAATGCCGCCTTCATCTGCACCTAACTCGTCTTCAAGTCCGCCAAAGTCGCCTGCAAGATCGGCGCCGCTTAATCCAGCACCTCTCATTTCGCCTGCCATGTCGTCAGTAACAAGATCGGTTAAGTTTTCGTCATTTTCTTCACGCCATAAACGTTCGTTCTCTGCTATTTCTTCTGCACTTAATCCTAAGAATCTTTCAAGTGCAAATCTATTTGAAATATAAGGAACAGCTGCCATACTTGTAAATGTGCTTATTCTATTGTTGTCTAGTTCTGCTTGTCTATATGCTGCAAAGTTCTGTGGCGGTGTTAATCGTAAGTCAAACATTGCATAATCAATGTTTGCACCTTTACTTTGTAAAAATAGTTTAAACTCACTATTAAAATCTTCAGCCATCATATCTTGCAAACGTTCGCAATATTTATTAAAGCGAAGTTCTTGAATATATGCTGTGCCTACTCGGCCATCATTATACTGCGATGCACCGTCATCGGCGCCGGTAGGCAAGTAGCTGCTTGGAATACGTAAGCCGCGTACCAGTTTGTTAGTAAAGTATCTAAGGTCATCAATCTCGCCTAAGTTAGTGCCGCCTGGTAGTGTTTCAACTTTTGATCCTCTACCTTCTGCTGTTTGAGGGAAGAAGTAGTCTTCGTTGATTGACAGTGGATTATAACTACTGTCTATAACATTTGTACCTCCACCTGTCTTACTTGGGATACGCCTTTGATGTATTTCAGTTTTAACACGTTCCACAAACTGCATAGCAAGGTGTGAAGGCATGTTGCCCACATCAACGTAGAATACTCTGCGCTCTGGCGCACGTTGGACACGATAGATAATAATCGCATCCTCAAGCAACTCTTTCTGCTTGTATACTTTAAAAATACTCTCAAGCAAACTATTACCGAAAGGATAGTTTTGATCTAACCCTTCACTTAAACTTAAATGTAAAACATGTTGTGCATCAATATATGTTTCGTCGTGTTCTTGTGCAAATCTACTAGTGTTTCCACTTGGTGTATGATTATTACCTACGCCGGTTCCTCTTTGAACTTGCTGATATCCGTTAGTTCCGCCTGGTCCATAACTGTTTTGTGTGTTTAACGGTGTTGCTTCCAATGCACCAAATGCAAAGTTTAGATTTTTTACAACATACTGCTCTGGTTTTTTGCCTTCTGATTCATTTACAATGATTTTTGTAATCTGACTAGGATCAACATGAAATAGTTTCTGTGTTTCGGGATCTCTAATAAAAAACTGATCGCCATACTTAAATGTATTGCGTATAGTTCTAAACATACGTGTTTCAAACTTGTTTAGTTTACACCATTGCTGTAGATACTGCCCAATAACTTGTACTTCGCTGTTTGTAGGGGTGCCTTTAAAGTCAAGACGGAAGTGTGTTTTGTTGTCGTTGTTTTTTTGTGTACAAAATTCAGCTAGAATATCAAGTGCAGCATTTACTTCGCTATCACTATCCATAGTATTATACTGATTATAACGTTCAATACGATTTGGCGAGCCGACATATACATCTGGCAAGTGAGATGAGTAGTTGGCCGCAGCTGGACCTATTCCGTTGTTTCCTTTTAAACTAAAGGGACTGTACCCTCCGTTTATATTGTCACTCGTCGGAACTGGAGTAAAATGTTTTTTCCAACTCATATTGTACCTTTCAGCATATTGCCCTGTAAACTCTTTGTAGCTCTAAATGTTTTTTGTTGCGCACTCACTGAAGATGATTCTATAGTTACAAGTGTTTGCAACTGTTGTATCATTGTATCAAACTTACTTGCCATTAAGTTACTCATTTGTTCTGCAACATTATTATTACTTATCGTATTTTGTCCATTTGTACCATTGTTCTGAACACTAGCATCAAGACTTTTAATGCCTTTCATAAGATTTTGCATAACGCCCATACTAGTGTTTGCACTCATAACATTTGCTGGCCCTGATATAAATTCCGGTCCAGCTTCGCCTACCATACCGTACTCACCTGCACCAATGCGGCCACCGTTTGCAAATCCTCCACTATACCTCGATGGATTAGCTTGATATCTTGCAACTTTACTTAATGTTTCGGCTTGTATATCTGCTAATCCTTCAACTGAGTTTATTATTACATCACTTAGGTGTGCTTCAGCTGCTGCAACTCTTTCAACTGCACCCGCTGCAATTGATGGTATCTCGCTTAATAATTCAGCTTGAGCAGATTCAAGTGATGCACGAGCAGCAGCAATGTCATTTTGTGTGGTTGTAGCAGTTTCGTTAACATTTGTATCAGTAGTTGCTCCAGTTGCAGTTGTAGTTGCTCTTAAAGCCTCTTGTGTGGTTGTAGCAGTTTCGTTAACATTTGTATCAGTAGTTGCTCCAGTTGCAGTTGTAGTTGCTCCTAAAGCCTCAGCATCTGAAGTTGCTGATTGCATCTGTTCTCTCAGTTGGGCTACTATACTTCCATGACCTTGTTTTATTACTTCGCTATTTGTATCAAGAAATTCGGCTGCATTAAATAAGTTGTTGATGCCGCCTGAAAGTTCGTTGGCAATTGTTTCTGCGCTTGGCATCACCTCTGATATTTTATTCAATGCGGCAACTGCAACATTCTCAATGTGCGGAATAGTAGTTTCCATTACTGTTGTTGTTAGTGTGCGTAAATCTTCTTGTATGCCAATAGTTTTGTCAAATATACCTGTAGTCTGTTCCATCTGACGAGCTTGCTCTTGTAGTATTTGATTGTTGAGCGTTTCTCTAGCCTCTTCAGCAGTCATAGTTCCGTCGCTAACACTATCGACTGCATTCTTGTAGTTGTATCCAGCAGCACTTGCGTCTGCAAATGCACTTGATATATTAGACATACCACCTAGCATTGCAGTTTGTCTAAACTGTTCTGTGTCTTGGTAATCCATTGCAGCACCAGTTGCTGCTTGTAAACTATCTTGGAAACTACGTATATCGCCAGCGTTAAACTGTTGGGCAGCAGCATACAAGTCATCGGCACCGCTGCCCATAGCAAGCAATGCAGCTCTTGTACTTTCAGTTGTAGGAGCTCCTCTAAGTGCAACATCTACAAATGCGTCAGCAGCATCTTTACCTAATGTGTTTTGCAGTTCTACCAACTTGGTGGTAAATGCAGTTTGTTCTTCAGCAGTTTTATTTGACAAAAATGCATTAACATCACCTTGACGTCTACGTTCTTTCATTTCATCTGCAAGAGCGTCACGCTGTTTGCCTGTAAGTTTTGACAATCCGTCTAGTTCAACCATTAGATTTTTAGCAGCAGCAGCTTGTTGTTCTACACTTGCTCTATCTGTTCTACTGTTAGCATCACTTAGTTCGCCATAGAGGGCAAGATTTTCATTTATGTCAGCTGTTGTAAATCCTAACTGTCGAAGTTTAGTGCCTAGTTCTGCACTATCAAGTATTGTAGTTGATACTGCTTTAAATCTAGATATAGCTATATCTGTTGTGCCACCGAAAGCTCTTAAAGATTCAGAGTTCTTTTTCAAGAATCCTGTCATTTCTTCAACACTCAATCCAAGTTCAGCAGCAGATACTTTTACATCTTTTATTTCTTTGCCAAATGTAGCACCTACACTGGTAAGTTGTTGATATTCAGCAAGACTAGCTTCGGCGAACTGCGACAACCCATCAACTAGTTTGCCAACAGTTTTTCCAAACAATCCAGTGTTAGCTGAAATAGCGCCACTGTATGCACTTAGTTGTTGCTGTCCAGTAAGAAGTGCGCCGCCTAGGCCGAGCGCAGCTTTAGTAGTACCTGATAGAGCTTTTCCAGCTGCGCCTGCACCGGTGCCGAGAGTACCTAATAATGTATTTAAACCACCGCCGGCTGTTGTTTCTTCTGCCAAAACGTTAAACTCCTACTTAACTATAGAATAAATATAGCTAGTAGTATTTACCTTATAGGAACTCCCATGGAAAAAACAGAAAGTCCACTAAAAAAATATCGTAGACAGCCCAAGTTATATTTTAATATTCCTAGCAACGGAAAATGGTATAATGAAAAAGTATTAGCTGAAAATACGTACACTAATCTAGCTGTGTTTAGTATGACAGCTAGTGATGAAATATTATTTAAAACACCAGATGCACTTATCAACGGCGATGCAACTGCAAAAAATATTAGTAGCTGTATTCCAGCTATATTAGATCCGTGGGCTATAAAAACATTAGATCTTGATGCAATACTAATAGCAATACGAATGTCTTCGTATGGCGACACAATGAATGTTTCCGCTAAATGTAAAAAATGCGGCTCTGACAATCAATACGAAGTTGGACTACAAAAATATTTAGATTACTTTTCAACAAAAGAGTTTGAAGATAAAGTATACTACGAAAACTTTGTTGTGCATATCGAGCCATTGAGCTATAAACAATGGACTGATATACAAAAACAACAAACAGCATACCAACGTGCATTAAATTTAAATGTCAGTAAAATCAAAGAAGAAGCTGAAAAAGAAAAGTTTATACAAGATGTTATTGATAAAATAAATGTGTTGGTTGCTCAAGCAATACTTGATCAAGTTGTTGCTGTTGAAGTTGACGGGCAAGTTGAAACTGATAGAAAAGAAATAGATGATTTTCTCGAGCAAGCTGACGTAGGTTTATTTCACGAACTTAAAAGAGTGATTGAAAAAAATACATTGGAATGGCGTCTCGAGCCTGAATCAATAAAATGTAATGAATGTGAGCATGAAGATATTGTTAGGATATCATTGGACACATCAGATTTTTTCGTACAAGGCTAACGAGCCTAGAAGACTCTGATATACTTTCGTTAGCCAAAGATTTTGAAAATAATATCAAACAAATAAAAGACAACGCATACCGACTTAGTTGGTACATGCGTGGCGGGATCTCAGTTGATCAAATACTTTACGATACAGATTTAGAAGATCACGATATCATTGGCAATATTATAAAAGATAATATTGAAAATACCAAAAACTCAAAGATGCCGTTGATTTAATTACTGAGGGCCTGGCACTGCATCTGGATTCGTAGGCATACCTGGTTCGCTAGTTTGTGCAGTAGGTTCAGCAGGATTCTCAGATGCATCTATAGGATTGAGACCTAACGTACCTGTTAGCAGTGTTTCTCGTCTACCCTCAGGTATGTAAGGAACCAATCTACTTTTTTGACTTGGCGGAAACAATAATGTTCCAAACACTAACTTGGCCCATTCACTTTCGCCGTAGTACTCTCCTGTAACACCTTCGGTTTCTTTTGGATCAAACCCTGATATTGCTTTAGCTAGAGCGCCAGTGCCAAACTTTCCATCAAGAGCAATAGCAGCTTGATTGGTAATATTTTCTAGACTTCTTCCTGTATTAACAAAAATATCTTTGAATGTGCTATCAACAATAATTTCTGCCAACCAGCGTTGTATACTTGATGTACTTAAAATTAGTGGTATTACTATCCATAATGCTTCAGTGACAATCATACTTAAAAATGCAGCTGGAGCACCTGCACCTGTGAGTGCAACAGACAGTTGTCCGGCTCTAACTACTGATCTTATTGGTGCCATAAGTGCTCTTACAAATCGAATTTTTGTAAGTAATCTTGCACATTGAGCTGCATAATAGGCTACTAGTTGTCCTTGGAGTATGTTTCTAATATCTTGTAATCTTTGAACGTCTCCACCAGATTGTTCAGCTTGTTCAATTTCTAGATTTATATTTTCAATTTCTACCATCATTCCCCAGAAGGGACCTACAATAGATGCTGTTGTTCCAAGTAATCCTATTACAACTTTAAACATTCGATTTTGTAGGAGGCGGCCGAGTCTACTACTACGAGCTTTTTGTACATTTGCGTAATCTTCTGCTGTTGCATTTCTAATAGCTCTACCAAGAGAAAACGATCTTTTAAAATCGCCTTTGAGTTTGCCATCTTTGATTTCTGTATCGATTGTGTTTGAAATTTGTGCAGGAGTTCTACTGCTTAAATCGTCAACTCTTGCTTGTATTTTTTCTGCATCTGCTCGAGTTGTAGTATTAACTACAGTTGTTGTATCAGGTAGAGTTACCATAAATCTATCGTCAGCAAGTCGTTGTACACCAGGTGTTAGTTTAAATACACCTCGACCAACTGGGTTACTTGTTCTCCACTGAGATGTTAGTTGTCTGCCAACACCAGTTGGTGCAGGTCTTCCATTACTGCCGTCAGGTTTGACCTCAGTCCACATTTGTCCGCGCCACTTGTACGTTTTACCATCGAGATCGGTAGTAGTACCAACTTCAGGAACTCGTGTATCAGTTTCATCTTCGAATATCAAATGTGTTTTTTTTAATGTTACTTCGCTCAGTTTCATAGATATATTCCAACTATCATAATGTATTTATATATTATAAGTTGAACTACGTTCAACTGTGTTTTCGTTTGCACTCAACACATTTATATTTTTTTAGTAATATTTAAATAAGGCATATGCTTTGCATATGCATTTAATATTATGTAGATTGATCTGGTCAGACGGAACCTGTTTAAGGGTTCCATCTTCTCAAACATTATGTGAGTATCACTAGCCGAGACATTGGAAGTAGGTGTTTGTTATACTGCTACACAATGGGCTCTGACCTTTCCCAACCTACGTCGACATCGTTGTTTCCAACTACCTCTCGCTTCGTTCCTATTGCTAAAGAGTTTTTATGTGTAATGTGCAGTTTTTCGACAGCCAACAATCTATCTATACCAACCTGTGAGCCCAATTTGTTTGATGGCTTCCTACCTCTGGGTAGTCAATCAGTATGTTACGTGTGCTCCTATACGGTAGCTTTTTCCACAGCGGTGTGTATGAACTGGCCCGCCAACCTTATGTGTTGGATTGTTTTGCCTTGATGGAATGTTCTAGCAATGCCTGTTTGAGTTTGTCTGATCCGCCGACTCTAACATTAATAATACCATTATAGTATTCATCTGTTTCAAGTACTCTGCGATCAAACTGTTCTCGTGCCTCTATGTAGGACATTTCGCCTCTACCTTTACATAGGTATAATATTTCTCTTGTAAACTTATCTTTGCCTAGTGCTGCTACGTCTGCGTTTAGTCTGTCTGAACTACCGTAGTATGTTCTCCAGTCGCTTTCTTTGTAGCCGCGTCTTTTATTTTTCTTGCCTTTTAAAGGTGGCTTAGTAGTTTTGAACTTTGCTAGTTTTTTGCCTATGTATTTTTGATTGTTAGTAAGGTTGGTGATAAGATAAACAAATCCTTCATACTCATCTGGTATTTCAGTTATTTCTTTACCTCGATATGTCCAACTCATACAGTAGTTACTTGTTTGCCTTTACCTCACGTGCCTTTTTTGAATAAATGCCTATGTGTCTCTATTATTACGTAGTTCGGTTATGTGTTTTTCATATTTGTCTATTATTTCGTCTTGCCTTTGTTTTGCTAATCCCATTAGCAGCCTTAATTCTCTCCGAGCAGTACGTTTTGTACTTTCACTCGGTCTTCTTTCAAAAGTTTCGCTGGCTTTCAAGTAACTTAACACAGCTTGCATTATTTGATCGTGAGTATCGTTCATTATTCTACAATATCAATATCATTCTCGTAACTAGTAAATCCGTTTTCCTTAATCACTTTCATGACATGATTCACTCTGCCTATTAGTTCGTCTTTGTGTGAGATTAAGAAAACATTTTTACTACGTTCTCTACCCATTTTCTTTAGTACAGCAAGTGCTGACTCAACGCCAGCAGTGTCCATGCCACTGTCAATAAGTTCGTCAATAAACAACAAGTTAATACCTTGATACAATGACTCCCAAACATCTCTAAATGCCCAACTCATGCCTAGTATCAGCCTGTTGCGCTCGCCTCGACTCAAGTTATCAAAGTCCAAGTCTTGTCCTAGCTGAGTAATCTCAGTTGACAAATCGTTTTGGAACTGAACTTGATGCGGCAAGCCTAGTTTATCAAGATAGTATGTGAGCCTATTGTTCAAGTACGCTAAGTTTTGATCTATAATCTTTTTACGAATGAACGAATCTTTGTTTGTCAACAGTTTAAGCAAAAACTCTTGGTGTTCTTTGAGTAACGTAAGCTGGTTAACTGGTTCCCAATCGATATTTTGTAGTGCTGTCTCTGTTAAATCGTCAATCTGTGTTTGATATGGATCTTCTTCTTGCTGTTTACTTATTAATGTACTGCGCAAGTTATCTACGTTGTTTCTATGTTCGTATGCTTCTTTAGCACTTTCGTAAAACGTAGTAGGCTTGCCGTTGATATCGCCAATCTCTTCTAATAGCTGCATAGTTGTGTTTAGTTTACTTGAAACTTCGCTTTGATATGCAACTGCATCATCTAGTTCTTGTACTTTTAGCGATTCAATCTCAGCTTTTTTGTCTGCATGTAGCTCTTGACCGCAAGTATAACATGTTGCATCCTTTAATTCTAAGATGTCTTTATTAACCTTTTCAACACTAGTAGTAGCACGCCGTAGTGCAGGCTCGAGTGTGCTTAACTCTTTCCTTAAAGAGGTTAGTTTGTTGTTGTGTTCAGTCCAGCTAGCCAGTTTTTCATGTGCATCAAGCTCATATTCAATGTCCAACTTCTCTAATTCTTCAATCCCTGCTGCTAATCTATCTTGATCTTGTCTACTTTTGCTTTGCCAAGCACGTTGTCTACCTGCAAGTGTTTCAATACTCTGCTCAATCTTTTTATTTGCAGCTTCGATGGCATTGATCTTTAATGTTTCTTCTGTGATAGCATCTTTTGTCTGTTTTACTTTTTCTTTTAAGCTATCTGCTTTTTCGGTAAGAATAGTAATGCCCAATAACTGCTCAATAATAGCACGTTGATCGTTTGCTCGCATACTTAGGAAAGGTTCTGTGTAAGTATTGAGTGCAACTACGTGTTTAAACATATCATGGCTCATGTCAAGCAAACTATTGATATCTTCTTGTGTTTTTCTACTATCGCCTTGCGATTCGTCGTGTAAATCATCCTTTTGTTCGTGATTGTTCACGTAAAACTTGAGAACATTTGGAGATCTACCACGCTCGATGCGGTATTGGTTAGTACCTATACCGAAGTTAAGAGTAACTAACATGCCTTTGCTGTTGGTTTTGTTGATCAAGTTGTTGCGTTTGATGTTTGTAAGAGCTGTACCATACAATGCATAGCTTAATGCGTTGATGATAGTAGTCTTACCTGTACCATTACGTGATCCAGTGTCGTCTCCGCCTTGATCTAAGTTCTCTCCTAGTACAAGTGTTAGTTGTTCTTTGTTGAAGTCTACAGCCTGAGTAACATTACCCACACTCATGAAGTTCTTTACGGTTAAGTCTTGTATTTTAATCATGTTAGCTCGTTATATATGTCTAATAATAGTTTTTTGTTGAACTGTTCGCTGTCGATTGCTTGTATCTCATTGCTTACGATCTGATCTACGCTCTCAAACTGTTCGATATCAAGATCAGTGGTAATATCTTCTATATTCTTGTTTGGAATAAGTGTTATTTCTCTGCAACTATATGCTTCCATAAAGGTTTCTTTGATAAAGGTTGCCTCTTCGTAGCTAATATCAATGTCTAGTGTAACTCTAAGGTACATGTTTGGCTTGATAAGTGTATCCTTCTCGTCAATCAACTTGGATAGCCTGACTGTACGATACTTAGGACACTCTTCCCAATCGATGTACAGTGGTTCTGCATCATTCTCTTTGTCCAGTATCATCATACCACGTGCATCGTCCCACGCATCAGCGTAGTTATGCGGAAAAGCATTACCAATGTAATGTACTTTGCCTTGCTTCTGACGTTTGTGGAAGTGACCACTGAACACATACTCTTGGTTCTTAAAGTGTTCAGCTTTAAGTTCTCCGTGGTCCGGCATTTGTACCATAGCGTTCATGTAGAACGATGGGAGTTCGAAGTGACCAAACAAGTATTTTGCTTTTAACTTTTCAATCTTCTTCCATTCATCGCCAACCAACCAAGGCACCAGTGCAACATCGTCTTTGACCATCATTTGATCTATTACGGTAATGCCTGGTATGTGTCTTGCAAACTCAGTCGAACTAATATCACGTTTGTCTTTGTAGTACAAGTCGTGATTACCAGCAAACATATAGAAGTTTTCAAAGGCTTCACCTAGTTTTTCTAGTAGCCTAATAGTCGTATCCATAGTTGTAAGGTTAAGACTGTTGCGATTATGATGCCAGTCACCACAAAACAATCCAGTTTCACATCCGTGAGCCTTGGCTTGTTCGATATACCAATCAATATAGTCCTCGCAGTCCTGATTATGGACTCGACTGTTGCCTTTCATACCTAAATGTATGTCAGTAAACACCGCTGCTTTGTTAAACAAGAATATTCTCCATTTCCTGTATATTATAAACTAGATTTTTAGGAAGATCAACCTTTATTTTTTAGTTGCACTCTCTTCACGCTTTACAGCAGCTTCCCATTCGCCTGCATGTAGTCTAGTATGACTAGGATTCATGTCATTCATCTCTAAAATGTCATCTCTTATGTTCTGCGCACGTTTTTCAATGTTAATCACACGCACAAACGAGTTAGTAACCACAGCAGTGTAGTATGCAAACGGATTGTTAGACTTTGCTTCGTCAAACTGTAGTCCAATCTGCGACAGTTGTAGTATTGCCTGGCCTTTCATTTCGTCATTGTAAGTATATCCACGCACATTACCACGGGTAGCATAACGATCAACAAGTTTTAACCACATCATAGCAAGTTTATTGGTTGCCATGCCGTGTCCTTTGTTAAAATATCCGTTTTCCATGCCACCTTCCCAGTGACTTTTTCCTACACAAATAAGATTATCATCATCATCAAACTTATAGTGCTGAAATGGAGGAAAGTTTAGTTTAGTTTTATGATCGGCAACTGTTTTAGGATTTTTCTTTCTTCCGGGCTCTTCTGGAATATGATCAAATGTCATAATACGAAAGATTAGTTCGTTTTTTTCAATCTTTCTATAATCTACTGAAAACTCTGCCATCTTTACCTTTTTGCCAGAAGCCTTTGCAGCTTCGTATGCACGAGATCCTTGCAGTTTTGCTTTGTTTCTCTTTGCTTCGGCAATAGTTCTTATGTTGATTTTATCTACACTGGGCAAAATAATATCATAATCAGCATGTTCTGGTGCAATGTAACTACAAAATGTAGCCTTACTTCGGTGTATCTCCAACAACATGTCTTTGTTATTGAGATAGTTTATTTTTCTAGCCATTTATCGACTCCTTTAATACATTATAATATACATAGTTTATTTTGTCAACTAAATAGTAGTGTAGGAGTTTACAATGACAAACAATCCAAATCAATCAGTACCAAACACAGTTGGTACTAGAAATCTTAATAACACGTTCTTTGCAAATCGATCAAATGTTGGCAAATCAATACGTTCAAGAAGTTTACCTCCAGGCGCAGAACCTGATAGAGGCTCTGCAACAACTGCACGGTTTGCTCCAACAAACGATTCAGTTCCAGATTGGCGAGTCAAGATAAAAGTTCCTACAATATCATCTTATAGATATAGTCCTATATTAGCTCCTTTAGCACAAACAGATTGGTATGCCGTTTTTCCTGTTACTCCAACAATAAACCTTGTATCATCGGCAGCATATGAGGAAATGGCTCCTACACATAGTAATTATCCTTTTCCGCAATATGTTAACAGTAGACATGACGATATAACTGTCACTGGAAGATTTCCAGTACAGTCTGAAGAAGATGGAATGTATTGGGTTGCTTGTGTTCACTTGTTTAGAAGTCTTACTAAGATGTTTTATGGTGAAAGTAGTGAAAAAGGTTCACCACCACCTGTTGTAAAACTAAGTGGATATGGAGATTATGTTTTAAACAATGTACCGGTTGTAGTCACACAGTTTAGTTTTGATTTAGCTGATGAAATTGATTATATCAAAGTAAATACGGGCGCATTTGGAGAATATTCTTCAACTTATCAAATGGTTCCAACAAATAGTATGCTTTCAATAGGTTTAAAACCAACATACAGCCGAAGCAAAGTATCAAGCTTCAATATGGATCAGTTTATCACTGGTAATATAGCAAATAAAGGATTTATCTAATGGCAAACTATGGAAAAACTAGTCCTTACGGAAATACAAAACTTACAACCAGCGGCGAGTTAGGTTTCTTCTCTATTAGACCAGTTCCAGCAGAAGATGACGATATTCTTTACACTATTGAGCCTCAATATTCACACCGTCCTGACTTGTTAGCATATGATTTGTATAATACATCAAAGTTATGGTGGGTTTTTGCTCAAAGAAATATGGATACAATAAAGGATCCTGTATTTGATTTTGAAGCTGGCACTAAAATATTTTTACCTAAGAAATCAAAATTGAAAACAGAGTTAGGAATCTAATGTCTATCGAAACAAACAGTCTACATCAGTTTTCTAGTTTTAATACTATTTTTACAATGTCTTGTTTAACAAGAGATGAGATTGCAGTACCTAATGAAACATATAGAGCATATGGTCCTCAAAATGTTATTCTTAGAAGCGGCGGCGGCGCCGGCGACAACAAAGTTACGACTGAATATGAAGATATCATAGGCGGCAAGTTAGAATACTTTATTGATAATGTTAATATTGAAGCATTGTGTGTTCCAAACTCAAAATCACGCAGTACAAATGCTACATTCATAACATTTACTGTTGACGAACCATATAGTATGGGATTATTCTTACAAACTTGTCAAATAGCTGCAACTATTAGCGGATATCAAAACTATGCTAATGCTCCGTTTATGTTATCAATGGAGTTTATAGGGTACGATGACGATGGAGATGTTATTGTTACAGAATCAGGATTAAATCTTCGTAGAGATGTTCCAATAAAACTAACAAACATAGAGTTTGATGTAAATCAAGGTGGCACAACTTACACAGTTGAAGCACTACCGTGGAATGAACAAGCATATCTTGATGATGCAACTGCAAGTCCAGTTGATATAGCATTAACAGGCAATACTGTTGAAAAACTCTTACAAAGCGGTGAACAAAGTTTAACAACTATTATTAATGGACACTATGAAGAACTAAGAAAATCAAATCAACTAGCAGAAGCTTCGGAAATAGTTATTACATTTCCAAAAGATATTGCTTCTAGTGGCAATCCTGCAAGAATACCAAATACAACTGATGCAGGCGCCACAACTAAATCTCAAGGCGGTGGCGCCAGCAAAGGCGGCGGATTATTTGGTGCTGTAGCAGCTGGAGTAGTTGGCGGCGTTATTGGAGGCCTAGCAAACGGCAATAGTTTAAAAAATAGTTTTCAAAACAGTGCAGCAGGAGCAGTTGCTGGAGCATTAGGAGGATCTATTAGCGGCATAGGCGGCGCAGCTGGAGGATTGTTAGGTGGATTAGCTGGCGGCCTAGACAAAAGTCTTGGAGGATTGTTAGCAAACTTTAAATCGGGTAATGTGCAAGGATTGTTTGAAAACATTAGTGGGTTTTTAGGAGCGCAAGCGCCTCAAAACTTTGAAGCATTTTTGAGTATGATTACTGGACAAATATTAACAAAAAGCAGCATCGGTGAACAGCTATCATCGATAGCACAAGACCCAAACAGTTTGAACAATCTTGGAAAAGCACGTATCATTGAAGGTGCTGAAGAAAGTGGAACAGTACCAATGCCACAAACTGGTCAAGTTTATGACAAAAAAAATAAAGTTATGACTCGTGCTAAAAATACTGTTAGTAATGATGAAAGAGTTTTTAGCTATAGTTCGGGTACATCAATATTAAGAATCATCGAAGATGTAATATTAACAAGCGACTGGGGCAAATCTATAAAAGAACGAGCACCTGATGCAAACGGAATGGTTCCGTGGTTTAGAATAGATGCAGAAAGTTACCTAAAACCAAATGCACAACAGGAAAATGTATTCGGCGAAGATGCAAAAGTAAATCATTATAAAGTTGTAGAGTATATGGTGCATAGTAGTCACTTTCAGAACGCTGGAGCAGCAGGTGTAGATTACAACAGTCTAAGACAAAATGCAAAAAAAGAATACAACTATATCTATAGTGGAGAAAATACTGATATTGTTCGTTTTGATATAAACTTTAGAGCAGCATTCTTTCAATTTATACAACCTGACAGCGGCCAGTTAAGCATTGATGCAAAAACTGGTGGCACACAGTTTAATCTTACTGAACAAAAGCCGAGTCAGTTAGGATTGAACATCCAGCCTTCGGGTGCAAATAGTTCAACTGGTTTAACCACACAAGCATTTGTAAATTCAAGCAGCACACAAGGTAGCGGCGGAGCTGGGATTGATAATAGTAAGATTAGATGGGCACGTAAGTTTCATGATCAGATATTAGGCAACGGTAGTGTTGACTTAGTCGAAGTTAAACTTGAAATATTCGGTGATCCTTATTTTATAGTTGACAGTGGAATGGGCAACTGGACAGATCAACCAGGAGATCTAAACACTACAGCAGGAGGCCAGGTTGATTATCAACGCAGTGAAGTTGATGTTATATTGAATTTTAGAACTCCGATTGATTACAATCCAGATACCGGAGGAATGATTTACCCAGAAAATACAGTTCCTGTATCTCAGTTTAATGGATTATATAGAGTAACTGCTATTGAAAACAAAATTCAACGAAATCGTTTCACACAAGAGCTTACATTGCTAAGACGTCGAGGACAGCCTGAAGATACTAGAACATCAGGAACATCGGATCAAGCAAACAAAGTACAAGATGCTAACAAAGCAAGTCAATTAAACACAGGATTTAATAGTTAAATGCAAAACAATGGACCAATAAAAGCAGAACAAACAAGATCAGTTGATAACGGACAACCTGCTCCTAAGGCCGGCCCATATTTGGCTAGAGTTATTAAACATGCCGATCCTTTGTATCTCGGAGCACTAGAAGTTGAACTTTTAAAAATAAGTGAAGCAGGAACAGCTGGAGAAACCTTAGGTCAAACGTCGATAGTTTATTATGCAAGTCCATTTTATGGAGTTACAGGTGCCCAGCATTTAGGAAAAAACGATACGTATTCAAATACACAAAAAAGTTATGGATTTTGGGCTATTCCGCCAGACCCAGGCACATTAGTATTGTGTACATTTGTAGAAGGAAGCAGAGAGTTTGGTTATTGGTTTGGATGTGTACCTGAAAGAGGTATGACATTTATGTTGCCTGGCGGCCAGCCTAGTACAGAACAAACCAGCGGCCCAGTACCAAAAGAATTAAAAGGTAAAAAACTACCAGTTGGCGAATACAACAAAAAAATAACAAAAATACAAACCAATAATCCTGTAAAATACAAAAGACCTGTTAATGAAGATTTTATCAATCAACTAAAAGAACAAGGATTAGTTGAAGATGATATTAGAGGAATAACAACTAGTAGTGCGCAACGTGAATTTCCTAGTGCAGTACTTGGATTAAGTAGTCCGGGCCCTGTTGACAAGCGTGGAGGATCACCGCAAGGCAGAATAGGTTTAAAAGAAAGCCAAGCAACAGTGCATGTAAACCGTTTAGGAAGTAGTAGTTTTGTTATTGATGACGGTGACGACAAACTTATACGAGAAGGATCCCCTGAAGATACTCCTTACAAATACATAAACAAAGAAGCAAGCGAAACTGGCGGCGATGTTACACGCCCTGCAAACGAAATGATACGATTTAGAACACGCACTGGTGCACAAATAATGATCAACACCAGTGAAGATCTAATCTATATCAATAACAGCAGAGGAACAGCATGGATTGAAATGTCAAGTAATGGCAAACTTGATGTTTATGCTAAAGATAGTATTAGTTTTCATACAGAAACAGATTTCAACTTTGTAGCAGACAGAGATATTAACTTTGAAGCCGGCAGAAACATCAATATGATTGTAAATGAAAGCATATATCAAAGTGCTGCTGTTAATTGGGAAGTATTAGTAGGTGTTGATGGCAAAATTTCAACATTAGGTAACACACATATAAACAGTGCAGTCGGTGTAAACATTACGTCAGCAGCCGCTAGTAACTTCAAGTCTGGTGCTGAAACAAAAGTAACAGCCGGAGGTGACTTTAGTATTGGTGCAACAAACACAACAATATCAGGCGGTGATATACATCTCAACGGGCCTGCTGCACCGGAAGCAGAAGAAGCAGAAGTATCGATAAAAGCCAAGTTCCCGCAGCGTGTTCCGCAACACGAACCATGGCAAGGCCACGAAAACTGGAACCCACTAGAAACAGCACCAGATAAAACAGAAGCAGTTGATACAGAAAGCCAAGACCTTCATATGGATGAACGCCCGGTACACACCGATAGAACACCAATGAACGAGCTAGGAAAAGAGTAATAAATACTACTAGGAGGGCAGTATGGTAGCATTTGCAATAAACAACTCGCAGTTGGTTCAGCCTATTGTTAGAGAATCAATATCTCGAGGAGTGCAAGGAATAAATCAAGCATTGGCTAATGCACCTTTGCCTACAGTAGCACTTGTTGGCGGCATAGCTGGAGGCATACAATCTGGTAATATAGAAGGTGCGCTTCAAGGTGCAGCAGGAGCAGTATTTGGGTCAATATCAGGACAACTAGCTGGCGCAGCAGGCGCACTACAAGGTATTTCAAACCCGGCTGCATTTGTTGAAAACTTAGGATTTGTTAGTCCTGCTACTCTTGCAGCTGGTAATATTCCTGCTATTGCTGGTATAAGAGTACCTGGCGGAAATTTTGGTGCTCCTACTGGTAGTTCTTCTGTTACTAATACCTACGCTGGCGGAACAAACGCAGCTAATCCAGCAGAGGTTAGAACAGAAATACAAGATGCAACTACTAACACAGTTGATTACATAAAAGATAGTTTTTTACAAGGCCTACAAGGCGGATTAAGTAGTATAGCAGGATCAGCACTTGGAGGAATACTAGGAAAACTTCCTGGTGTAATGGGTAACTTACTATCAAGTACAGGATTGTCCGGTGCATTAGGAAGTGCTTTAGGAGCTATCGATGGTGCTATAGGAAATGCACTCGGAGCAGTATCTGGCGCATTAGGAGATATGGCCGGAAAACTAGCAGGCGGGTTAGGAGCAGCTATTTCAGGCATACCAGGAGTAGGCCCGGTGTTTGATCAGTTTAGTCGTGGTGTTGGTGATTTTACAAAAAATCTTTCAGGAGCACTAAACAGTTTACCACCTGATTTACAAAAAGTATTAGGCGGCGCTGCTGCACAAGTAGGAGCAAATCTAGTTGGAAAAATATTCAATAAGCCGAGAGTTACTAGCAAAGCAGGCAAACAAATAGCCAAAGATATTATATTCAATGATAATCCAGTAGGTCAACTTAATAACATGGCAAGTTTAGCCAAACAAATAGATAAGAAAACATTTAAAACAACAAACGATCCTACATTTGCAAATGTAGCAACTGCTTGTAAAAGATGTGCTAAAAAGTTTGGAACTAAACTTGTTAAAAAGAACAATGGATACGGAATAAGTATTGAAGAAAAAGCAAAAGAAGATACGATATTAGGTATTGTAGTAGACGGACAAGTTTTTAAAATAGGATCATACGATTTTGACAGAATAGTAGAGTTGAATCCTAGTAACAGATCTGCCGAACTAATAAAATTACCTGCCGACAGCCAAGCCGCATTCAACTATATGATAGCAAGATAAATACAGTATGGCTACAAATGAAAAACCCTTATACAAAAATGTAACAGTATCAAACGATATTACTAGTCCTCCTGTGGTTTCCAAACAATACAGAGGAGTTAGCACAGTAGCTAATCCTAAAGGATTTAACTTGTATGATATTAGTATAATCAAGCAGGATATTATAAATCATTTCCATATTCGTCAAGGTGAAAAACTTGAGAATCCAGAGTTTGGAACTATTATATGGGATGTGTTGTTTGAACCATTTACTGATGACTTAAAACAACTTATTATTGAAGATGTAACAGAAATAGTCAACTACGATCCAAGAGTTAATGTTGATAGTGTAATCGTTGACAGTTACGAAAGCGGTATACAGATTGACTGTTCGTTGACTTACATTCCTTACAGCATTAGCGAAAGTATGCGTATAAAGTTTGATCAAGACAACGGATTAATTTAAAGTACGCAGTTTTTTACTTCAGGTAAATATACTATAAAGTGAGGAACCGCGAATGTCAACGACAGATAGGCAAAACAGACTTCTACTAGCTGAAGACTGGAAAACAATATATCAAAGTTTTAGATACGCAGATTTCCAAAGTTACGACTTTGATAATCTACGCAGAACTATGATTACATATATCCGTGAAAACTATCCAGAAGATTTTAATGATTATATCGAATCCAGTGAATATCTTGCACTTATTGATCTTATTGCATTTCTAGGACAAAACCTTGCTTTCCGTACTGACCTAAATGCTAGAGAAAACTTTATTGAAACTGCTGACCGTAGAGAAAGTATTCTCCGTTTGGCAAGGCTTATTAGTTATAATGCAAATAGAAATATTCCAGCCAACGGATTATTAAAAATTGAAAGTGTTAGTACCACAGAGGATGTAGTCGATGCTAATAACAACAATTTGTCTAATCAATCTATTATTTGGAATGATCCTACTAACTCGGATTGGTACGAACAGTTTATTAAGATTATGAATGCTGCGTTGCCAGCAAACTCAACATTTGGCCGCCCTATTAAAAAAGCTATTGTAAATGGCGTAACAACTGAACAATATAGATTTAGTGCAAATAATACAGGGTTGCCTATATATAGTTTTACAAAAAACATAGATGACACCTCACGCAAGTTTGAAATTGTTAGTACTAATATTGATACAGATACTACAACAATATACGAAGAAGAACCGTTTCCTGGAAATAAACTAGCATTTTTATATAGAGACAACGGCCAAGGTGCAGGAAGTTCAAACAGTGGATTTTTTATGCACTTTAGACAAGGTAGTATACAAGAGAATACATTCTCTATATTAAATCCTGTTCCAAATACAACTGTAAACATTGACAGCGATAACATCAACAACAGTGATGTTTGGCTTTACAAGTTAGACAGCAACGGAAACGAAGAAGCGTTATGGCAAAAAGTTGAAAGCACAGAAGGTAATAACATTGTTTACAACAGTGTTACCAAAGGTGTTCGTGATTTGTATAGTGTTCTAAGTCGTGTAAGCGATAGAATAAGTCTTGTGTTTAGTGACGGAACTTTTGGAACATTACCAAAGGGCGATTTTAAAGTTTATTATAGAATATCAGCAAATGCACAGTTTAATATAAATCCAGCTGATATGACAGGAATACAAATTCAAGTTCCTTACATTAGTAAAAATAACTCAGCAGAAACACTTAACATAGTTTTAGAACTACAATCGGTTGTTTCAAATGCAGATCAATCAGAAACTAATGAAAGTATTCAAACAAATGCACCTAGTACATATTACACACAAAATCGTTTGATAACTGGCGAAGATTATAATATTGGACCTTTGGGTGTAAGCCAACAGATTATCAAAACAAAAAGTGTAAACAGAACAAGTAGTGGTATTAGTAGATATTACGATTTACGTGATGCAACTGGAAAGTACAGTAACACTTTGATGTTTGGCGATGACGGAAGTATTTTTACAGAAGAACTTACAAACAAATTTAGTTTTAACTTTGTTTCAAAAACAGACATTGAAGCAGTTATTAATAATCGAGTATTAGAAATAATAAAGAATACACAAACTAAAAACTTTTATTATAAAAACTTTAGTAGAAATGCAAGTATTGTTGATTTAAACTATACATGGAATGCCACAACAAATGAAACAAATCAAAGTAGTGGACTATTCCAAGATCAGTTTTCTATACCAGTTGCAGTATCAAGTTTTACTGCTACAACAATGAAGTTTGTTGCTGCTGGAAGTTTGGTTAAGTTTACTCCTCCAGCAGGATATCATTACGACAAAAACAATAAACTGGTCTTAGGAGAAGTATCTGCACTAGGTGATAAAGAATATATATGGACTAAAATTATAAGTGTATATGAGAATGGAACAATAGGTAATGTTGATAGTACATTAGGACCTATTATATTAAATGATGAAGTTCCTAGTACTAGTAAACTTTCAGAAATTATTCCGGTATTAAATAATACTATTGTAAATGATACATTATCACAAATGGTTGATCAGGCATTTGCATTTAAAACATTTGGATTGCGTTATGATGTTGAAACAACCAACTGGAAAGTTATTACAAACAGCAATCTTGATACAACCAGTGTATTTGATACTGGAAAAACTGGAGATGCTACTGGCACAAATCAAGATGCTAGTTGGATTTTCTTATTTGAAACTGATGGTGAAAAATATACAGTAACTAGCCGTGCTGTAAGATATGTATTCGAAAGTGACAAACAAATACGTTTTTACTTTGATGGCAATGATCGTATATACGATAGTAAAGTTGGTAAGATTGTTACTGATAGTATTAGTATTTTAAGTAATAATAATAAGCCTGATTTATTAACACCGTTTAACCAAGATTGGAAGTGGCAAGTTGTTAAAGAATACAGAAGTGCAGATGGGTATGTAGATAGTAAAAAACTAGAAATAGGATTTACTGATAGTGATGCCGATGGAGTGATTGACGATCCTGATCTATTTACAAATATTGTTGCACCTGCTTATTTGCCAGACACAAAATATATATTTTCTAAAAAGTTTGAAAAAAATGATGTCGAAACTTATGAATATGTTAGTGCCGCAGCAGAAAATATTGTAGTAAAACAAACTGAAGCAGCAATCGGAGCATACAGTTCGTATGATGCTGCAACAATATTTTATATTAGTAGTACTGATGTATTTAAAAAGTTTAATGCACTACAAACAGGATTAGAACTATCCATTGATTACAAAGCATACAGAGGCAGAGATAATATTAGATTTGATTACAGACATGCCGCTGCTGAAAATCGTCGCATTGATCCAAGTAGTAGTAACATTATTGACTTGTATATTTTAACAAAATCTTATGATATTGAATATAGAAAATATCTCAAAGGCGATATTACAACTAAGCCATTGCCACCTAGTAGTGATTCACTGTTTTTAGATTTTGGCAATGATATTAAAAAGATTAAATCAATCAGTGATGAAGTAATATATCATCCTGTAAAATATAAATCTTTATTTGGTTCTGAAAGTGATACTGATGTGCAAGCAACATTTAAAATAGTAAAAAATACAAATCGTGTTGTAAATGACAATGATATAAAATCACGAGTTGTTGATAGTATCAACGAGTTCTTTGCATTAGAAAACTGGGACTTTGGAGAAACATTTTATTTTAGTGAATTAGCAGCATATATTATGAAGCAAACTGCACCTGATATAAGTAGTATTGTTCTAGTACCAAAAAGTGAAACACAATCGTTTGGTAGTATGTACGAACTAAAAAGTGAAAACGACGAAATATTGATTAGTAGTGCAAGTGTTAGTGATGTTGAAGTTATTGATAGTATTACTGCATCAAGACTTAAAGCAACTGCAAATGTTATTACAAGTAACGAAGTTTTAAACACAGGCGTTCAAAGTACAACAACTTCGACAACCACCATTACTGAAGGAAATAATTACTAATGGCATACAATGATGATCAAAATGAATATCCTGTACCTGGAAGTTCTAGTGCAAAGAGAACTTCGGCTTCTTTGCTTCCAAGATATTTTAGAACTAATGCAAATAAAAAGTTTTTAGGCAGTACAGTTGATCAGTTAACCAACCCAGGCGTTGTCGAAAAGATTAACGGATTTGTTGGAAGTAGAACTGCTAAAGCAGTTACTACTCAAGATAGTTATATTAGTGATATTAACTCTAACAGAGAAAACTATCAGTTAGAACCGTTTGCTATTGTTCAGGATAATCTTGGAAATGTAGAGTTTGATGCTGATTATGTAGATATACTAGGACAGATAAGTGCGTTTGGCGGCAATATCAAAAATCACGACAAACTTTTTGCTCAAGAGTTTTATGCTTGGAACCCACATATTGATTTTGATAAGTTTACTAACTTTAGAGAATACTACTGGCTACCTAACGGCCCGCAGGAAGTTCCTATTAGAGGACAGGGTAGACAAGTAGTTAGTACATTTACTATTGAAACTGTTGTTGACGATGATAATACAGCCTATGTATTTTCGCCTGATGGAGTAACACGTAATAAAAGTATAAAGTTGTTTAGAGGTCAAACATATAGATTTGAAGTTAACGTTCCAGGCCATCCTATTAGTTTTGCAACAAGCAGACAGAAAAAAGTTGAATATTCAAAAGATAGTACATTAGTTAGTACATTGTATCGAGAAGGTGTTGTACTAACACATGAAAATGTAGACGACACATTGGTAAATCCACAAGATTATTTAGAAGATGGATTTATTGAAAACGGCGTCATTGAATTTACAGTACCAGGAGACGCTCCTGAAAATCTTTATTATGTTAGTCAAAACGATATTGATAACAGTGGTGTGTTTAATGTATACGACATTGAAGAAAATAGTGACATAAATGTAGACGAAGAAATCATAGGCAAAAAAACATACACAACTGTCAACGGTTGGAATATGTCAAATGGCATGAAAGTGTATTTTCAAGGCAATGTAACGCCAGCAACATATGCACAAGGACTATACTATGTTGAAGGAGTAGGCACATCTATCAAACTAGTTCCAGTTAGTGACCTTGAAGTGCCGGCTATATTTACACAAGACACACAAGTACCGTTTGATGTAAACGGATTTGACCGTGTTCCTTGGAGTAATGCTAGAAGTTATGCAGGATACAAGGATTATATTTGTATAAACAGAAGAGACACTAGTAGAAATGCATGGGCAAGATACAATCGCTGGTTCCATAAATCTGTTATTGAAAAAAGTGCAAATATTAACAATCAACCAATCGAGCTAGATCAGACAGCACGAGCTAAACGTCCTATTATTGAGTTTGAACCAAATCTACGTTTGTGGAATCACGGCAATACAGCTAAACTTAATGTTGATTTAGTTGATACATTTACAAAAGATGCATTTAGCACAATCGAAGGCACTGCTGGATACAACATTGATGGAATAGATTTAGTTGAAGGAATGCGTATACTGTTTGTGGCAGATACAGATAGTTTAGTAAAAGATAAAATATTTGAAGTCAAGTTTATTACTCATACAAACACTACTCAAATAAGTTTGATTGAAACAGCAGATACTGACCCTGTTCTAAATCAAACCATACTAGTCAAAGACGGTGTAAAAAATGCTGGAAAAATGTATTGGTATGACACAACTGGATGGAAACTAGCTCAAGATAAAATAGGTTTAAATCAAGCACCAAAGTTTGATTTGTTTGATAGCAACGGAAACAGTCTCGGAGATAATACAGTTTATGAAAGTACAGATTTTGCTGGAAACAGACTTTTTAGTTATAGAGTCGGTGAAGGCGCCAATGATACCGAACTTGGATTTCCTCTTACATACAAAAACTTTGTAAATATTGGCGACATTGTTTTTGATTTTGCATTGCTTGCAGAAGATTACAAATACAAAGTTAATAATATTTTTACAACTATAAGCAGTGATGTTTTCTTTTTACAAGAATATAATAATCAAGTTATATCTTATACTAATGCTTGGAAAAAAACAAATATAAAAAGCAGTCAATATGTTATAAGAAAATACACAGGCGAAGATTATACAAATAGATTTCCAGTTGATGTTTACAATAATAGTGCTGAGTTAACTGATTTAGAAATCAAAGTATATGTTAACAATGAATATAAACCTGATTATCAAATAGTCAATGAAAATAAAACAACCAAAGTTGTACTTTCTAACGATATTGGGTTTACTGATATTGTTGTTATTAAAACTAAAAGCTCAGCAAACAAAAATGACAATGGTTATTATGAGATTCCTCATAACTTTGAAAGAAACCCGTCTAATAAAAATATTACAGAGTTTACACTAGGCGAAGTAAATGATCATGTTGAAGGACTTATTTCTGAAGTTGCAGCATTTTCAGGAGTTCAACCTGGCTTAAACAATCTAAGAGATTTAGGCCCAGTTGCTGAATATGGTAGAAAGTTTGTTCAACACAGCGGACCGCTAAATCTATCACTTTATCATTTGGTTAATAAAAACTCAAATGTTGTTGCAGCTATTAGATATGCACTAAATGAATATACTAAGTTCAAAAGACAGTTTTTACAAACTGCAACTGAAACATCATTTAACGGAACAGTAAAAGAATATGTTGATTTTATTTTCAATGAGATTAATAGTACCAAGACTACAACTACTCCGTTTTACAGTACTGATATGGCAGCCACTGGCGGCAGCAAAAAGATTGAATATGAAATACTTGATAGTAGATTAACAGTTTATGCTCTCTCAACAGTTTTTAATAAATCGGCTATCAGTAATAAAGCATTGTATGTGTATTTAAATAATCAACAACTTGTGTTTAATAGAGATTATACATTTACTGGAACTGGATTTGTAGACATTTCTGCAACACTGACCAATGGCGATATATTAACTATACACGAATACGATAATACTGAAGGTAGTTTTATTCCACCGACACCTACAAAAATAGGTATGTTCCCGGCATATGTTCCTGAGATATTTATTGACTCAAGTTATCAAACTCCACAAAAAGTTATTAGAGGACACGACGGCAGTATTACACTTGCTTATGATGATTATAGAGACGATTTGATTTTAGAAATGGAAAAGCGTATTTTTAATAATCTAAAAGTTGATTATAATCCAGACATATTTGACATAAACGATATTGTTGGAGGTATTGATAGAAATACAAAGATCACATCACAAGAAATCGATAATATTATTATCAAAGATTTTATTGACTGGATCAATATTGCTAAGATTTCAGATTATACTAAAAATGACTTTATAGTACAAGGTGAAAG